GAAAAACGCAATGCCAGCTGTATTAGAAGTAACGAAGCAGAAGGATGGGTGTAGTCAGACTCGGTTTGTGGTGAAGTAACACTTTGCTCCTTCTAATTTAACTAGCGTTTTGGACGTTATTTTAGTCCCAAGTCACACTTGCGGTCACACTTTTCGAATACTTCGTCGAGTTTTTCAGCTACAGAACGCTGCATATCTGGTAACACGTGACTGTACGTATTTAATGTCGTACCTATATCAGCGTGACCTAAACGTTCTGAAATTAGTTTGACATTAACATTTTGTTGGATCAATAGTGTAGCATGTGTATGTCGTAAATCATGAAATCGTATTCTAGGCAATCCGAGTTTTTCGGTTACATTATAGAATGACCTACGTATGCTACGAGAATCCAACGGCTTCCCGTATTTTGAGGGGAGAACTAAGTCTAAGTCGGTGTATCTATCGCCGGCTTTTTCTTTTTCATATTCGACAAATTCACGATGAGATTTTAACTCTTCTACTAAAATATTCGGAAAATAAATCGTACGTATACTCGCTTTATTCTTCGCTCCATATTTTAATTCCCCGCGCTCAGATAGCGTTTGTCTAACGAAAATCCTATTGCTTTCTAAGTCGATGTCCTTCCATCGTAACCCCAAAATTTCACCTTGACGCATGCCGGTTAATATTGCTACTGAAAAACTAATATGAAACCTCGTAGCATTCTTCATCTTCTTACTTTCCCTCAAAAAGTAATTTACCTGATCCAACGTCCATACTTCCATTTCAGTTTTAGATATTCTAGGTAAAACAACATCGGTTGCTGGATTATTCTTTATAAGTTTAAGTACCTTTGCTCTTTTCAAAGATGTTCTTATAAAACTGAAAGTTAAATTTATTGTACCTTTTGAATAACGGTTTTCCTCAATTAACGAGTTGATATAGTGCTGTAAATGCATTGTTGTAATTTCTTGAATTCTCAAGTGACCAAGACGAGGTTTTATGATATTTAAGTAATGCGTGTAATTTGCTCGAAAGGTAGATTTTTGGAGTTGGTTTTGTCTTTCCTTAAACCATTGTTCCATAAATACTTCGTATGACATATGAGAAAGCTTAAGAAAATCATCGGTAAGATATTCAGCCTTCATTAGTGTCATTTCTTCATTTGCTTCACGTCTAGAAGCGAATCCTCTACGTCTTATTTGTTTACGTTTACCTGTCATTGGGTCTTTAATAGCGAAAACAAAATCCCATTTACTTGTATCCTTGTTCTTACTTACTGTACCACTCATTCTTATGTCCTCCTTTAAAAAGTCACAAGAAAGAGGTTGTATCTTCCATTAACTGTATTCTAAAGCTAAAGTCACAAATTGTATAGGGGTATAAAAAGTAGAAAAACGTAGTTAATTTATTTTTTTTTTGAAAAAAGTGCGCGAGGTTTCAGAGTAATACGTCAAACGTTATGTAAGACGAAAAAAAATTATCCGAAAGCGTATCACAATTCACGTTTTCTGAAACAGATATTAGTAAGGAGGTTTTACTTTGTTCCTTTTCAAAGCAGTTATCGATGACACGCGTCATATAAAGAAGCCAATCGATAAATTAATCTACACAATTTTGTACTCCGGTACAAACAATGATACAAACTCATTAAGTCCTAGCGTATCTGAAATCGCAGGGAAAGCGCGATGCTCCGAAAGAACGGTACGTAGAGCATTACGAACACTACAGACTCTTAATCTTATCGATATAAAACCACGTTTTGATGATTACGGTCAGTCTACGAATCTATATACGTTATTACCTATACCTACTCATTTTATAAACGGAGTGACAAACGGTAATGAGGATTCAAAGGAGAACGTAGCATGAACGAAAATAGAGATCGCGTAGTCAGTCTTAATAGTAGAAAATACGTCAATATCGATTATGGCGTATTACATGATACGAAAGTGTTCAGAAAAGTCTACGAGAAAATGGTCTACATAATCCTTTGTAAATACGCAGACTACGAAACGAAAACATCGTATCCCAGCGTAAGTCGAATCGCTAAGGAGTGTATGTGCTCCGAGAATACCGTAAGAGCAGCGATTAGGAGATTGGAAGAGTTACGGCTAGTAAAAGTGGAAAAACGCATCAGGAACGATGGTAAGGGGCAGACATCAAATTTGTACACGATGTTACCTATACCGGATGAGTTTCCTAAGTTCCACCGACCTTCAATACTTATAGAGAACTAAACTCATGAGCTGAAGGGGGAGTACTTCAAGATATGAACCGGGGTACTTCATGAGCTGAAGACGAATTATTAGTTATTTATATATCAGTTAATTTTATATATCAATTGCAAGACGATTAAAAAACATAAAACCTTGAAGTCTATTTCTTACGAAATATCCTTCCATCATTAACATATTCGGTGGTAATCACTTATATAAAAGAACGCCGCTAATAGACGATGAGGTACGATGAACGAAGTGAAATCGTCAGGTTTTAAAAGTATTAACGATTTATATAAATAAAACGAATTAATATACGGAGGTGTTTACGATGAGAGACGTAACGAAACGATTGCAACGAATCCTAAACGAACTAGAATCGCTAGAGTTCGATATGCAACAAACGAATACACGTAAGTCCCAAACGGATATAGCACAACAGGATATCTTACATACTATCGAAATTGAGTCGTTTACTACAGCACGTGGCACTCACTTGTTGAAAGAGCTAAAACGGATTCGTAAAGAACGACGGAAGACAAAGGATGATCAAGCGGTATTGCAGTCGGTTATGCACACATTAAAAGGCGTTAAGCAGAAAGTCGAGTGCAGTATCGGAAGTGTAACCGGAGTAATTGAACGTCAACAAGAACGACAAGTAACGAAAGGTTACTAGGATTCATTCTACGGTCAAATATCGAGAGAGTTATCGAGGATTTAGCAAGTATATTTAACGGTTAGTACAAATGGAGGAGCAATGCATTTACACGATTTATTACTGAAAGAAATCTACATCGAGGCGCTAATCCGTCGCAACGTATTCAAAACGGAAGACGGACGGGATTTATGGCAGGCGTCTAACGAGGAATTACATGCGCAATTATTCGACGAGGAGGAAATAAAATGAACGAATTAAATACGAATGAAAATGTGGTTTTATTAAGCTACGAGGCACACGGTTACTATTCTCACGCAGAGGAAAGCGGTCAGTTATTAATCCCGGAATCTTTATACGATGAGATCAAAGGTGAGTTACCTTCGCAGGTTTCGGTGTACGAACTAGATGGAAAACACTCGTGTGTAGATGCGGATTTAGAAGTAGAGCGCCTTACAATTGGTGAACTTAAATATCGATTAATTGACGGTGACCACGATACTTTAGCCAATATAGTAAGCGACTTTACTTACGGTAGTGAACATGATGTTTCATATTCGGAGCTAAAAGAATACCACCATAAGATGGCGTCGTTATACGAGTTGGTTGAGATTAGCGTAACTGTTCACAAAGATGATATCGAAAAAGTAAACGAATTACTAAGCGAGTATAAACGATAGGAGGCGGTTTAAATGACCCGCATAGCAACGAAAGATTTCCGCAACCTACCAATCGAAAAGTGGAACGTAACAACATTCCGTGAATATATGATACACGTTCACGTAATGAAATATAAAATAGCATACGTTACACGCAATTACGCCGTAGAAGGGCGGATGCTCAAAGCGTTCATCGCCGAACATAAATCGGATGCAACAAAACGATTCATTGACGCATGTTTTGCCGACTATAAGCCGACGCGGGAGTATCCCGGATTAAACTTTGCGTTTATGTATTCGTATATGCGGTCTAGATTGTTGCCGAAAGTTCTTGAGGAAATTCGTAGAAAAAGTGCACATTTATCTCGAAATACGGAACATATAAAAGTAAGCACGGAAGAAATTATCGATTATTTATAACGGTGCACCACTAAGGTAATGAAAATATTTTTCGGATATGTGCAAGTGAGGTGCGAAAAAGAGAGATTAATAGTATTAGAGGAGGAGATAAACGATGGCACGACCTAAATTAGCGTTTGAACAAGTAAAAGCGAAGTTTGAAGAACGTGGTTATGAGTTATTGGAAACTGAATACGTAATAGGAACGGCAAAGATGCGATATAAATGTCCGCATCATCCGGATAAAGATTTGTCAATTAGTTACGCTGAATTACGTAGCGGTAGCGGGTGTAAGTATTGCGGAATATTAAAACAGAGTCAGTCGAAAAAACATTCTTTTGCACACGTCAAAGAAACATTCGAAGCACGTGGTTATACACTGCTAGAAAATACTTATGTAAACGATAGAACGAAGATGCGATATAAATGTCCACATCATCCAGGCGAAGTATTTACGATACTATTTTCACATTTACGGAGAGGGCACGGTTGTCCGAAATGTGGACAAGAACGTAGTGGACAAGTCCGATCAGAAGCACATTTTTTAGAACAAGTATCGAGTGGTCCATCAATCTATACGAAAGCACAACGTCAGGAAGCACGACAAGAAACTTCGAGATTGCTAGATACGTATTGTTACGATTGTCCAAACAAGGATTTACCGTATACCGGAGCAATTGAAGAACATTGCTACAAAAACTGTCCGCATGGAATTGGATTAGATATACGAAGATGTGGCGCAATATTAGCCGGTGAAGATGCTGACGCGGTGATTGAGCACTATAAGGTGAAGTTTGAAAAAGAACGTATCGACCGTAAAGAGGTGACGGTATAATGCAATGCATTCTATCCGATCATTGTTCGCTATACAAAAGCGAATCATGTAACCGTCAGTGCACCTCGTACATCGCACTACATGGATATAACGGTAATGGAGGACGTATGGCAGCGACCAACTTACCGAAAGACTATCGTCATTTAACGTTACTGAATTCGCCTGTAAAGGACACGCAACTGAAAGTCTATAAATCTATCGAAGCGTATGTAACTACTTTCTCACGGCAATTTGAGGCGGAAGCGTCGTTAGAACCGAAGGATAAGATCAAATCGATGTATTTGTTTTCCGAAGAAACTGGCACAGGGAAAACGACAACAGCAGCCGTAATTTTAAACGAGTGGCTCATACGACATTACATCGGAAGTTTGCAGCGAAATAGGCAATCGTTGCAGGTACCAGGTTATTTCTTAGATGTGAACGAGTGGCAAACGTTATTTAATGAGTTTAATCGGTCCAACATACCGCGTGAAACCGCCGAGAAATCGGCGAAAGAATATTACCGTCGTATGAGTAACGCAAAGACAGCACCTTTCGCAGTGTTAGACGATATTGGAGTACGGAGTGCAACCGAGGCATTTCGAGGTGATTTACATGCGGTAATAAACCATCGAGTAACGAATGGATTGCCTACGGTATACACTTCGAACATTCCTATCGACGAGTTGGCGAAGGTATTCGATCGTAGGCTGTACGATAGAGTGCGAGATTTATGCGTGGTGTTGCCATTCGAGGGCGAGTCGAAAAGGGGGATGCGTAGATGAAAAAGTATATTATCGCTGTATTAATGTCTTTACCGACGTGGTTTTGGCTTAGTTACTTTTGCGGATTAAGTAATATCGAATTACTTGCTACTGCTTTTATTCTCGGAGTGACTTTCGGTATTTATGAAGCGGTATTGGAAGAGACGGATAGATAAGACCAAATTTGAATTTTGTACAAATATGCAGAATGTATGGGAATAATCATATAAATAAAAACTCAACTCTCAAAAGGGTGAGGGTTGAGTCTGTAGCTACTAGTTTTTAGGATTGATGATATAGAGCTAAATTATATACATTTAAAAGAGATTGCTATCACGAACCTCAAGAACTTCTTCTGGTAATGGAACGACAGAAAGAATTTCATCAGTTATCTTTACTTGAAAAGAAAAAGTTTTTCTAGAAGTAATTATTTTTAATGTGTTATTTCCAATATGTACATCGCTTTTATCGTTGAAGCGAAATAGTAAATGGCCTCTTAAGGACGTATACGGAGGAATATCAATCATGGGCTGTAACCATGTATCTTCTATTGGAAATGTTCGTTTTCTCTCTTCGGCGTAATGTATAACCATACCATCTTGTTCTACCTTTGCAGCTTTTAAAGTAATGGTATATTCAGAGCTAGGCCTAGTATATGAATTGAATTTAAACTGGTTATTTAATGTGAATTCAATAATGGAAATAGGTAATGCACTTTTGTTAGTAATTATTACATCCATAATTACCCTAAAATCACTATCCCAATATACATCGGGTGTTTTGGTATCAATTCTATCTGGCTTTAAAATAATTGCCATATTATTATCGTTTAATTGATTACATTCAATCTTTGCACGATTTCTCCAAAAATTTGCAAATGTAATAACAAAAGTTGCTAAGGAAATTAGAAATGCTGCAATTGGAATTATGTTAGATTTCAAATATTCGATCATAATTACCTCCTTTTATTATCATTATACGATATGGATATTGATGAGACAATTAACCTACTAAAAATCCTTATATTACTGTATGGCAGAATCAAAAATTTTAACCAAAGCGTTAATTGAATAGAAAAGGGGAGTCGGTATGACGACAAAAGAGAAATACGTAAAATTGGAACATGTTCAAGAACTAATCAAACTATTTAATGCTAGAGATCGTTTTAATGATTGGTCGGATGCGTATGCACAGTATGATAAAAAAATAGAAAATACTATTGAATTCTTAGAACGTAACGCTAAAGAGATAGAATAACACAAAACGCTAATTTAATAGAAACGGAGGATAAACAATGTCAATATATTCAACGAAAGAACAAGAAACGGTATTGACTTTCGACAACGAAACGAAGGAATGGAGCGCATACTCTTGCGTTCCTAAACACATTCGTAAATTAGTAGAAATAGTCGGAGAGGAAAACGTTACAGTTATCGAAAGTGATAATGATGGCAACTTACTAGCGATGAAATGTACGTTGCAAGAGAAGAACGTCAGTATGAAACGATTACGAACATATAGCGAGGATCAGAAACGTGAGATGGTGGAAAGAATGCGAGCGGTTCGGTGTGCTACGGATTGAAAAATATATTCGTTTTAAAAAATTGGATAAATACAAAACTGTAATTTTTCATTAAACTCTTAAGTACAAACGCTCTTTGACAACCGAATAAAAATCGCTCAAAAAAACAAAATGGAGGTGTAGTTAATGAACTACGGAGAAATGCTCTTATCGAAAGTGGTAGATACCGCTAACCCCGTTCAGCTTAACTATGTAACAGAACGTGACTTTGTTACAGCTTCGGAAAAGAAAGCGTACCGTTTTATTAAAGATTACGTAGAAACTAATCGAGGAAAAACGCCGGATTTTCGTACGCTAGTAGCAGAAGTCGACGGCTTCACTTACGTCCCACAAGTCGAGGATAGCTTCGAGTATTTAACGAAACAAATCAAGTCTTATAGCGCTAAGATCGAAGTGATGGAACTCTTACAAAAAGAGGCGCCTACCCAATTTGAGGAAAAAGACGGAAATAGTTTCCTAGAATGGTTGCGAGAAAAAGTAGACGGAGTTATAATTAGAACAAATGTTCGAGATGAGGTCGGGACAAGTTTAAAAGCCGATACAAACAAGTTTCTCGAAGAATATGACCGCAGGAAAAAAGGTGAGTCGTATCGTATTTGGAACTCACGATTCCCATTCATTAATAAAGCGATTGGTGGCTATGTAAGTTCAAACGTTTACACAATCTACGGAAAGTCAGGGCGTGGTAAATCCGCAACGACTATCGAAGAAGGCGTAGAGATGGCGTTCCAAGGTGCGAACGTACTCATTTGGTTAATGGAGATGGGGTGGTTCGAGGGGATGGTGCGTTTGTACACTTCGATTTCATCACGTATTGGTGCGACTGTAGCTGAGCTAGACGGCGTAAGTTTAGAAGCGGGCTTTGACTCAAAGGAAATACGTCACGGTAAGTTATCGGAGGAATTCGAAGAGGGTTTTAAAACGTTCTTAGCTAATATTAACGATATTTTACCTGGTAACATTATCGTACGAGGCGTAGATGATGACGATTTCCATAGAAGAGATTTACGCCAGTTAGAAGTAGACATTATGGAGACGAGCGCTGATGTCGTCATAGTCGATCCATTCTATTATCTCGATTATGAGACAAATACGAGTAAGACAGCAGGTGGGGACGCAGCGGCAACTTCGAAAGCACTCCGTCGATTAGCAGGTAAAGCAGGCGTAGTTATGTTCGCTATTACACAAGCGGATGAAGTAGATAATAATGAGGACGAAGATGGCCAGCGTGAGTTAAGGTTACCAAAACGTAGTGAAGTAAAGAAAACGAAAGCGTTACTCGAAGACGCAGCGTTATTGATAGCGGTAGACACTGACGCAAAGCAAGGTCGAGGTATGATCGGTATTAATAAAGGCCGTGACGGCGGCGAAGGTGAATCGGCCGAAATAATTTACATGCCGCAGATAGGTGTTATTAAAGAAATGGAAACAGGCGAGCAGGCAGCGAAACAGTTTACGAGTGTATTTTAAATTAAAAGAAAGGTAGGTGGCTCACCTTGTCAAGTATTCAAATACGTGGACAAGACGTAAATGTAGACTTCGAGTACGAGTTACGGCAGTTTTCATGGGGAAGTGAACGATGGTCATCTGATAAACTGATTGCAGCAAGTCCGTTTCGATATGAGCATACGCCAAGCTTCTTCGTCAACTTAGAAGGGGATTACGCAGGCACTTGGAAAGATTCAGGCGCATTTGATAACGAATGGGAAAGCGGCAACTTTACTCGACTGTTATCTTATTTGCGAAATGAGACGTATGAAGAAACGGAAGATTATTTACTCGAGATGTACGGTGTGGAATACAGTTACGATAATTTAACACTTAAGCCACCGAAACTCCAGATTGATACCGGTCGCAAGGCCCTCGATTTTGGTCGGTTGCAAGAGTACGCATTTAGACATCCGTATTTAGAGGATCGTGGTATAAGCGAGGAAGCACAACGACAAATGAAGATTGGTTACGACCGTAATAGGCAGGCGGTTGTAATCCCGTGGTTTGATACAAACGGAAGATTGGTGAATATAAAGTATCGGAAAACGCGCGGCAAAGCATTCTGGTACGAAAAGGACGGAAAGCCAATTGGAGATTTAATATACGGTTTACATCTTGCTTACAGACGGAACATAAAACGTGCAGTATATTGTGAGGCGGAAATAGACGCGATGTCTTTCATGACGGCTGGAGTTTTCGGATTGGCAAACGGAGGTTCCTCGTTCAACCAACGTAAGGCAGATCAGTTATTAAAGTCGCCAATAGAGGAATTAGTTATCGTGGCGGATAACGACCCGGCGGGCGAGAAACTTAGAAAAGAACTTGAGAAATATTTAAACGGCAAAATACGATTGACAAACGGTTGTGTATCAGGATATAAAGATGCAAATGAAGCGTTGGTAAAAGAAGGAAAGGATTCGTTGATATCTATAGTTGATAACGCGGAGCCAGTTCGATTAAAATTAATATACGTGAATTCACGTAGTGACGGTCGGAGGGAAGATACGAAACCTTCCCGGTAAATAGATGTTATTCCGTTTCCCATTCGTACAATTCTTCGATGTCACAATGTAGTACGGACGCAATGTTACGCGCTCGTTCCACATTCGGCAAATTACGTAAGCTGACATAATCCGTTATGGATTGCGGTACAATACCGACTTTCCTAGCGAGATCAGCTTGTGTAATGCCGTTTTTCTTACATAGTTCGGGAATACGGCACCTTCCGACTTTATGCGATGTAATCACCTCCTTTCTTTAATCGGAGGCTTAGAAACTATTACTCTTCATTATTTACAATTTTAACCACTTTCTCTATAGGTACGTCTAGATATAAACAAATAACTTCTATTGTACCTAAGTGTACAGACATTCCTTTGTTAATTCTAGCAATAGTTTTACTATGTAATATTTCATCTCTCAAATCGCTTATCACCATTTCTTTTTCTTTTAGCGTGACATGGAGAGGACTGTAATCAATCATTTAAACACACCCTTAAAAATATTTCTCAATATTCAAATGTGTACTTTTGTACACATATAAATTATAATTACATTATACCAAAATTTTCTTGTACAGCATAGGAGGGTTTTCAAGTGCCGGGATTTCATAAAGAGATATGTGATACTATAAATGATCGAGATGATATAACATTTTCAAGCGTTGCGGAAAAAATAGAAGCGTCAAAACAGTGTATGTCTAAGTTTAAGAAAGATGGGACCATCGGGTTTAGAAAACTCTTGAGACTCTCCTATTATTTATTCCCATACCAGCAACGTGAAAAGATGGAAAAATGGTGTTTGCAATTAGATACATCGGAAGGAATACAGCAAGGTTTAGAATACGCAGCAACTACTCGAAATGTATCTTTGTTAAAGAAATTAATTAAAAAACACAAGAAAGAAGTAGGGATTGTTAAAGATTATGTGAATGTTTATAACGTGATTTATAAATATATGAACTATGACATTGAAGGCGATGAAATAATAGATAATTTAAAAAAGATAGAAAATACAGAGGATGGAACACTTGCAATCTTAGTAAATATTCTTAAGTGTTATGATTATTTTGCACAAAAAAAGATTCATCTTATGTTGGATCTAGCTTTAGAAATCGAGGAAATGATAAAGGAATTGAGTGATAGCCGTAAATTATTTATTAAAGAATGCTATCTTCATAGATTAGCGGAAATACTTGCTCCTGTATATTTACATAGGAATGAATTGGAATTATCCAGGCATTACGCTTTTTTAATTATTAACGCAAATATCTGCGCGAAAACTGTTTCTGATGCGTCATATTATGTAGGGATGACGTACTTGAATGAAGATAGAGAAAAATGTTTGAAGTATCTTCAGGAAAGTCATGATATCGCTAAATCTGTCGGAGTGAAGAATTTAATATTACAGACAAGAGACAACCTAGATTATGTTAAAATTTACCTAGGCATACCTCTTGGAATGGATTCAGATGCGAGACTTGTGATGTATCAGAGCAATAGAAAAAACACTAAATTGATTGAGGGTTATACTGAAGAAAGGGGAGAAAGAGACTTTCTTTTGATGTATCAAGCTTGCAATCATGAATCTACTCTTTTGTTGTATGAATGCTTCCAAAGGTTCTTTTCAAATTCGAACTTTTATTTCTCTAGTCTAGTGGCTAAAGAAATATACGACAGAGGCGATCGTTCCGGTATGACTCAAATGTTAACGAATTTTAAATCTAACAACACTAAGGGAGAGATTCATTTTGAAAAAAGTTTTATTAGGAGTTTCCGCGGTTTTGACACTAGCTCTAGGAGTATTTGCGCTTAATGGATTTGTAGAGGGGCAAGTAGGCAACGAACAATATAAATCACAAGAGACTAGACCAGGCGGTTGATCGTTAATTAAATAAGATTACTTAGAGCGGTCTTATGGGCCGCTTTTTATTTTGTTTATTCAAATGTTTACCTAAGTACACAAGAAGGTAGTTCCAGTACTTAGTGTACTTTGCTATTTCTTCCATGGAAATATGCTACAATTTGAACATTAGCAATAAACGAAAAACTTTTATCGAAAAAAAATATAAAAAATGTGCGCGGGCTTGGCAGCTTGTGCGTCATAGTTATTGTAAGGGGGAATAAGAAGTGAAAGACGAACAAAAATTGAATATTAACGAAATGGTAAATGATTATCTTCGAACAGGTGACGATTTCATATTTACGGATTTGTACACTAGTTTATCGGAGGTATATCGGGACAAGCTTCGGTATTGGAGCACGAGTACATACATGGCGAACGAACATGACATAACCGGATTGTTCCACGATGTAATACAGAAGGTATTGAAAAGCTTACGGAATAACGCTGGCGGCGATTTCGTAAAACTATTCGCAGTATCATTAAAAAATGAGTACAATTCATTATTACGAAAGTTACGTACGAGAAGAAAGTACGAATTATATGACGGACCTAATAGCGATGAGGAAGAGAACACGGCAATGTTCGAAACTATCGCTGATGGATTCGATTTAGAAGAACACGTTACAAAAAAGAAAGAAGCCGACCAGCGTGAGCTAATCGACTTCCTTACAGACCCTGGACAGGTCAGTGACGAGACAACGACGGCAATCGTTGAATCGTTTATTACGAATGATGGACCAACTACACCGACGGCAATCGGAAAGAAGTTAGGCCTTCATCATTCTACGGTAATTCGCAAGATCGAGCGCTTGGCAAAGCGTTTCGATGAAAGACAATTCGGTAATTACCGAGATTATCTTCTTGCGTAATTTATATATACGCATAGGCATCGCGTATATATCGAAGTTTTAAATAGTTATGTGTACGAAGGGGGCTAAACGCTTCCCTTTGTACTTACAATTAACCGACTTGGCAGGTCGATCAATTACAATACTTTTGCTTAACGGCAAGTTGCCTTACCTTGATTAAGCGGAAGTGCAATACTTTGCAATGCAAAACATTGCAGTGCACCTCACTGTCATTATACCGCATTACGCAAATGCGTACAAACCAAATCTTTGTAAATTCGGTCGACACTATCTGTCATATTACGTTTTATTCTGATATTAAAAGATAATATTATGCACGTCGATATAACGTCATTACCTGCGTATTTCCCCCGAATATGAACAACGGGTAGTGACGTCATATGGGCGTTTGGCATATACGTCCTAAAATTCTTGTTTTCTACCGATGTATCCCCACGTCGGTATTGCGTAATTGAAACCAGTTGCGTAATACGGGCGTGGGAATCACCCAAGCTCGAATAACTAACGAAGGAGTTGTTTCGATGGGTATTAGAGAAACGTTAAAAAAGCGTGAGGAACAACGAGAGGCAAATCAAAACGGAGGTAACAATGATTTTCCGGAAGGCGTAACACGATACGTTCGAATGGGGAAACACGGTGAAGTAAACGCAGATGGCCGCACGTTCATCTTACTGGCTGATCCGGATAATTGGTATTTCTATTTCGTACACGAAGACAAGACATTCGATGGTAAACGTACGATCCACCGTTTTAGAAAACATTCGTGCTTACACTCTCCAAAGGAGACAAACGCAGACATTACGCAATACTTCAAACCAGGTAAAACGGAATGTCCGTCATGTAAAGTCGGAGCGAAACGTAAGATGTACGCAATGATTCCTGTTTACGATTTAGAGTACGGTACTTATCGCGTAATCGATACGGCTGAGTTCCACATTAATAATATCATTGCTGACTACGACAAAGCCGAAAAGATGGGCCGTAAGTTTAATCCGAATTACTCGTTAGTAGGCGAAGCGGTTTACATTAAACAAGTCGATAAATCCTATTCGCTTGAGTCAGGCGAAGCAACGGACGAGCAAGTCGAAAAGGCTAAAACGTTTATCGGTACTGAATTTGGTTACGAAGATTTGGCGAACTTCCGTGAGGAAAGCGACGTCATTACCTTGTTACAAGATGCGGAAGATGAAGCGATTGATAAGTCGAAGTTACCGAAAACTACAAGCAATGAAGGTACACCAATCGATATTTCAGACGACGAACTTCCCTTCTAAGGGAATTACGGAAAGGGGCGTTTAAATGGCACACGAAACAACAATTAAGGGCGGTTGCTCGGAGTTACGAGTAGCCCTCGCGCTCTTAAACCTCGGTTGGGAAGTAGCGAATTCGTTCATCCCGGAGGTTTACGACTTAGTAGCGCGTGATCCGATTAATAAACAGTGGTACACGATACAGGTAAAAACGATTCGAGTACGAGGCGATAGAGATAACGCATTAGTAGTACGTGCAACGAAAGGTAACGAACAAGCTTATACTAAAGATGATTGCGACTATATCGCAGGTGTAGAAGGTGACCGAGTATTCATGTTCGAATGTGCAGGGCAGCGTGAATATTGGGCGACGGAAGCTAGCGCGAGCCAACGATGGGTTGAGTTAACGGCGGTAAATGAAACGGAGGCGGTCGAGAATGGGTAAATTATCGGTTTTAGGTGCACAACGTGTTAAAGCGTTAACTGAGATGTTGAGCGAAAAGCTACGTGAAGAATTATGTAAGATTGATGCTCCTTCAGGTGATGAATTACAAGCAATGGTAAATAAAGAATTCGGTATAGATGATTTGCAATCAGAATACGAGAATCATATGAAACAGGCGAGAGAAGCAATTAAGAAGTTAAATACTATAACGGGTAAAGGTATTTCGATCAGTGAAAATAATTATGGGCGAAGCAATGATACGGACTACTCCAAGCGTCTTAGTGAATTACGTCAGGAATTTATAGATAAACCACGTCAACAATTACGTGATGAATATAAAAGGAAAGAACAAATGTTATGGCTTTGTGAAACGTTAGAAGAAGCGAAAGCAATCGTAGGTATCCAATAATAACGAAGAAAACGAGGAGGAAATTAAACATGGCTAAATTAGATAACGTGAAGGTAGTTAATGAAACGGTAGAATACAACGGGTTTGTTTACGAGCTTACTAATGAAGGGGCACAGCAAGGCGATTTTATTCAGTGCCTTGAAGACGATGCTGTGGATTTAACGTATGGAGCGTTTTATCAAGTAATCAGCACGGATGATTATAACGATATGCAATTTCTTGATGATGATAACGATGAAAGAGATCGAAGCGTTAATGATGAGGAATATAAAGTATTCCGTAAATCACACGAGGTATCTATCGACAAACTAACCGACGCGGAAGGCGTAGTTACAATCACTTTACCTGACGGAACTAAACTCGAAGGTACTCCGTCTGATTTAGAAAAGATTACGCGTAGCATGCAGGCTTTACAGGCGGAACAGGTAGAAACGGTGGAAATGCCGGAGGAGGCGGTCGAAGTAGAGGAAGCAAGTGAGCCGGTAGCGGAGTGTTTACAGGTCGGTGATTATGCGAAAGTAATTCAGCAAGGGCATGAGAATTTCGGATATATCACTAAGATTACAAATAATAATCGCGACAGTCATTTATATCCGTTTGCAACAGAATTATTAAATGGTGAATCAGGAGATATCCATTCGGAAGATCAGTTATTAAAAGCAACCGACGAAGAAGTCCTCGAAGCTAAACAAGCGTTATTGAAAGAAGGCGACTTTGCGAGGGTTATTAGTAACGAAGCGACTACAGAAGCATGTAGCCCACACGAGTTTGAAATTGACGCTGTTCTTAAATTACACGAGTTTGACTCTGATGATAATACGTTTGAAACTCGATATTTAAATGGAGATACGCCTGACGCAGAATGGGTACACCGTCAAGACCTCGAACCACTAACGGAAGAAGAAGTGGAACACATCGTTCGTGAAGCTGAGGAAGAGAAGAAAGCGAAGGCAGAGTGTGAGAAGTGGGCGGCTATCGGTCGTGAGGTTGGTGAATTACGTGACGGAGATGTTGTCCAATTTACTGAGTCTACAGGTACGTCAGAATTTCCGGAAGATTCTGTAGCGATCATTACAAACGTAAGTGGCGATGAATTTAATTTCGGTGAAGACGACGTATATGACGGAGATTCCGCTTGGGTTAAGCTAATCGTCCCTGTAGAACAACGCTTCGACACAGTAGGTTAAACAATGCGCATTTGCGAAAATTGTAGCGCCTTACTTAACCGTAAGGAATTCGTTTACGACGATCGGGAGGGTAACACATTTTGCGATAAACGTTGTTTCGAAGAGTGGGCGGACGAACACCATGAAATAGTAACGAGTTTTTATTATCGATTAAATTGTAAGGAAACGGGGCGGTAAGTTATGACGCCAAAGTTAATGTTGAACTTAAAGATACCGGGCGCTGAAGCCGTTGAGGAAACGAAAGTCCGTGTAGCAAAAGCGGTCGAACGGAAGGTAAAGGCGACCGAAACGATGGAAGACGCGTGGCAACGGATTCTATCGATGAAGAACAACGAGTCTGATAGGCAGAGACTTGCGGAAGTAAAAGAAGCGATGACGAAGGGCGAAATTGGTCGTAGCCCTTCTGACCTCGCTAAACGTTTTAGTAAGGCGGAGGCTTTACGGTTATGGAAAGTGTTACATGAACGAAAGCGCGACGATAAGATACGTGAAATGGTGTTGGCGACACCAGAAAATTACGTATTAGTTACCGATGGCAAGGTACTAAAGCAAATGTTAGACGGTATGAAAACGTCTGATTTAGTCGGATTTGACTGTGAGACTTTCGGAGAGGATAACGGAGCATTAGACCCGTGGAAAGGTGACGTAGCAGGATTTTCAGTAACAACACGAACTTACAACTATTATGTACCGTTGAATCATGAAGAAGGTCCGAATTTAAGCGAAGAAGTTTTATTACAATACGTTAAACCAACGTTAGAGCAAGTGAAGATCGTAATGCACAACGCACCTTTCGACTGTAAATGGTTTATGCAGCATTACGGCATCAACTTAATCGATAACTTACATGCTGACACAAGAATAATGGCGATGGCATTAGATGAAAATCGAAACCATAGATTGAAGGATTTAATAACGGATTGGCTACGTCAGCCTAGTGATAATTTCGATGAACTGTTCGGTAAGACTCCGTTTAATAAAATACCTTTAGACGTAGCGTTAGTTTACGCAGCGGGTGATACGGAGAAAACCTTGAAACTTTACGACTGGATTATGGAATGGTTTGACAAACGAGAGGATTTACAAGAAATCAAGTCGCTCGTTTTTGATATAGAGATGCCGGTATGTAGACAATTTATTAAGTCGGACTTAATCGGTATTAATTTCGATGAAGAAAAAGCGAATGAATTGGACGACAAACTAGCCGAAGAGGAAGCGGAAATACAACGTGAAATATACGATTTATTCGACGAAGAAATAAACTTAGGTTCACCAGTTCAATTAAAGAAAAAGTTATTCGTAGATTTAAAGTTACCTGATGTAGAAAACGGATCAACCGGCGTAAAAGCATTGAAGAAGTTGAAAGGGAAACATCCCGTAATTTCTAAGATTCTTGACTATCGAGGTGTCAGCAAACTACGCGAAGCATTTACGCAAAAGTTACCGAAGGAAATCAAACACGATAATAAAATTCATCCGTGGCATAACACGTATGGAGCGGCAACAGGACGGTTCACATGCAAATCACCAAACACCCAGCAGATACCGGCAAAACGTCCTGAAATACGCCACCTGTTTACATCGAGTGCAGGTAAAATACTCGTTTCTATAGATTACTCGCAAATTGAATTACGTGTATTAGCGCATATGGCACAAGAGCCGGAACTAATTAAGGCGTTCAAAGAAGGACGCGACATCCACTCGACTACGGCAGCGATGATTAGTAACGGTAAATACACGTATGAAGATATCGAATCAAATAAAGATACAGACGATTCACCTGAGCAGAAATTCCGTAAGCAAGCTAAAGTAGTTAATTTCGGTATTGTATACGGAATGAGTGATAAAGGGCTAGCTGATACGTTAGGAATTACGAGAACAGAAGCTCAGACAATTATTGATAACTACTTTAAAGGTTACAAGGGGATTCAGAGATATATGGACGAGCAAAAGTTACTAGCTCGTAAGCAAGGTTACATTACGGATATTTTCGGGAGGAAACGTCGGTTACATACCGAGTACAAATCAAAAGACCGTTTCTTACATTTCCGTGCGGATCGTATGGCGGGTAACTTTCCGATTCAAGCGTCAGCTGGTTCGATTTTAAAGAAAGCAATCGTAGATTTACAGCCCGTACTACTGAAGCATAACGTAGATATTTTACTCCAGGTACATGACGAATTGTTATTCGAGTGTCCGAGAGATATTTCGAAGGAAGCGCTGTTCGAATTAAAAACTACGATGGAAAAAGCGGTTAAATTATTAGTTCCCGTCAGATGTGACGTTGAGATAAATCCAGAACGATGGTTAGAGAAAGTCAGTATCGAAAAGTGGTTTAACGAAGAGGAGGAAAAATAAATGTTAGAATCGTTACTTTTAAAATTAATCGTTATGCACGAAGCGGAATATGACACTGAAAAAGTTTTTGGTAAGACGAAAGAAGAGTGGGAGAAAGAAGCTAGTGAATTATCAGCAGAAGAACAGGCAGAGCTTTTAGACAATAACGGAAGCGAGGTTCATTCCGAATACGAAGATGGTGGACGTTGGTCAAACTATGAAACTAAAGTATATCGTTTTTGGCATAATAGTGAATTTGTTTACTTCCAAGTATCTAAAGAAGTCCCAGCAACAGAAATGCAAAAAGGCGGTGATTTCGGTGATCCAGAGATTACGCAAGTTTATCCGAAAGAAGTGACGAAAACTATTTACGTAGGTACTCCACCGGATGAAGCGGAAAAGAAGCCGAAAGGAGCACGTAAATGAAAACAAAACTTAACATCGGAATGAAGTCAGGTAAGGTATTTCACGTTGAGAACGTTACTTTCGAAAATAGTAGGAAAAAAGCTTCGAATTTTCAGGAGTGGGTAGATTCTTTGGAACTTGACGGAAAAGGACACTTAGTATTTAACGACTTATCTGTCGCAATGTCAGAAATCGAATATCTCCAAGAGGTTGTAGTCATGATTAACCTATCTGAAGTATCAACGAAAGACCTATCCGAAGAATTAGAGCGACGACAAGGCGTAATCACCGTACAGGTCGAGCCTTATGAAAAGATAGAAGTCGGAGGAATCGTGGTTAACGGTCCAGCAATCGTTTTAATAAATCAGGATTAAATAAATAAAGCTACTTAAAATCCCGTTATGTATAAATGAGTAGTCGGGATAAGTAGCTTTATGTAAGAAACGTATTAATGTAAAACTTTCCATGGGTCTGGTTGAGGACCGGATATCTTTTGAAGGCCAATAGCTACTAAACGTTTTGTAATTTCTCCACCAACAGAACCGTTAGCACGAGCCGTAGAATCTGCTCCTAATGTAACGCCTAGTTCATGTGCTACTTGTTGAGAGATTGGGCCTATCGGATCGATTGGGCCTTTTGGATTTTTATAAGAGCCGTCATCACTTGGTCTAGTGTTAATGATATTCATGAAATCACCGCCTTTCTACTATTAGAATTCATTATAGATTATTTTTTATACAAGGAAATAATTGGATGTAAAACGGTGGTTAATTACTTAAAGAATCAATATTTGAGGGGAGTCGGTAATTTGAGTAGAAACGCAGCACAATTACTACGTCAGAATACGAAAGAAACATTAGCTTATGAAATCGCGGAGGAATTTCGTCAGTTTCTTGAAACGTGGCACTCATATTCGGAACCATACGACACGCCTTTAGACGTTTGGCTCCACGAAAGCTATGCGAAAGTATTAAGTAAAGGAACGTTCTTAGATTATCGAGGTTTACCGTATTTCTCACCTTCGTCATCTAACTCATGTCCGAGGGAGCTTTACGAAAAGGCGTTACGAAGTCCACGAGATCAAGCCGAAGTGAAACCGTGGCAAAGACGCTGGCAATTTATCGGAACTAACATTGGAGATGCAATCCAACGTGATATTTTACTCTCTGAAAGACATTACGAAAAGTACGTCGGTGAGAAACCACGTTTCAGAATCGAACGTACGAAAGACGGATTTCCAGCGTTTGAGGATTTCGTTAAGACTCGTAAGGTAATCGAACATAACGGTCAACGCTTTTCACTAATCGGAACGTGTGACGGCATCCTCGAATACACGGATGAGAATGGCGTAATTACACGAGTAGGACTCGAAATAAAATCGAAACAAACATCGTATAGCAGAACTTCTGAATATTCACTGCGCGAACCTGGTGCCGACCACGTCAAACAAGTTACATGCTACTCGTTAATGTACGACTTAGATTATTACATCGTACTTTATATGAACGCATCGAAGAAAGCGTGGAATATGAACGAAGAGGATTATGCGAAGTATCCGGATTTCAGAGCGTTTGGCGTTGCGATCACGGACGACATGCGTAACGAGGTATTGGACAAGTTTGCTAGTATCGTAGCGGCTGTTAAGACGAAACAACCCCCGAAACTAGATATCGAACATTGGACATTTAACAATTATAAGTCGGCATGTGCTCAATCGTTAAGTGACGAAGAGTACGAGGAAATTAAAACGCAAGTCAATCGAGTGAAACGTTCGAGTTTGTCAGATACGAAGAAAGCTCCGTATATTGGAGCGTTGGAGTTTATCGATAAAGTACGGGAGGGAATGTAATGGAAAACAAAAAATATCTTTATAGATTTTACTGGGATTGTGGTCGAAGTGGATATTTAGAAGGATTATTCGTAGCAACGGAAGAGGAAGTATCAAGTGTAATCGGTAAGGAAGCTTATTTCGGTGAAGTATTAGGTAAACATAGCGAAGTTTACGGAGAAATCGAAGAAGGCGATATTACGAAAGTAGATATCTCACCGGAAGCGGTCGCCGAAGTATCAAAACATCTCGGTACTGAATGGAGTGGATTCAATCCGTTAGAGTACCTCAATGATGAAGATGAGGACGATGAGTAAACGGAAAGTCTACCGAGTTCTTTCGGTAGACACTTCGTTAGGTTCTCCAGGCATTGCGGTCATAGACGTAATCAATGGTAAGCCTAAACTAATCGACGTGTCACACGTTAAAACAAAGTCAACCGAACCAATCGCTTTACGTACTAAAACAATCGAGTCATGGGCGCACTTGTTCATTCGCAAGTACGCGCCCTACGATTTGATAGTTCGAGAGGGATTCGCTAGTAAAATACCACATACGAACTATACGGTATTTAGCGCTTGGAATGCGGTGGATCGTGCGTTAAATGATTTTGGTTTGAAAATCGACGATAGTATCGGACAGGCTTCCGTTAAAAAGAAACTACTCGGCAAGGGACGAGCGGAAAAGGAAGAGGTCGAGGCTGGCGTGAGGAAGTACGTTGAGTGGGGCGAGTTTAAGACGAGTGATGAATCGGATGCGGCAGCGATAGGACTAGCGTATTTAATCGATAAAGGGATTATTAACGATTAAATACGCTAGGAAATTTTATAATAACTAATTTTTATTGTGAAATAAATTGTTTAACCATTTTTGTATTTTCGTTTAACTCAATCCAATTGATAGTTATCTTAATAAAAAGTTTTAGGTCTTCAAGATTTTTATCAGTATGTTTTTGCTTGTAGTGTGTATGATCATTTCCCAACCAAGTTGCGGCCAGTGCAGCGTCTTTTATTGTTTGATTTTCTATAAAGATATCTATACATTTTGCAAGTGGTGTTTTTTCTATTGTTCCTTTCTCGTTAGGATGATTTTTAATAGCGAAATCTTTAATAAGAAACTCTAAAGATTTCCTATATCCAGGACCAGCTATATCTCTTAATTCCATCTTTTCAGCATCTAAGGATTGATTATAAAAATCTATAAATCCAGGAGATATTTCATTAATAATATCACTGAAAATTTCTTTTGTTGTAGATTTAGGTGCGATGTAGCTTAGATAAGCCTCATTAAGTTGACCGTTTTTTAAACCAAAAGGAAGCCTATATTGACAAATATAACTATCAAAGCAATTAGGGCATAGATATGTAAGAGAAAGTTTGAAGACTTTATTCTTTTCATCTCTAAATATATAACTATGTAATTCTTTAGGTAATATAGTGTGTTGACATTTCGGACATCTATTAATGTATGGATTGAGGTTACATTTATAAGAAATTGAGCCGTAACCGATCATCATTACTTTATCTAATTTTTCAAGATTATGGGTATTGTTTTTCATATATTTACCACCTTTCTATTAGTATTATAAAGCAAATTCATAGAGGGGGATATACAATGTTTGACAAATTAAACGAACTATTCGAATTACAGCAAGCTTTAGATAACCGAATCATCACAGAAAGAAATATCGATAAATCACTCGATGAATGGGTCGTAGGTATCACGCTTGCAATGGAGAGCGAGATTGACGAAATCAGACGTGAAGTTAACTGGAAGTGGTGGAAGAACGAGAAGCCAATTGATAAGGAAGCGTTGCAAGGCGAAGTGATCGACATGTGGCATTTCTTGATTAGCTTGTCGCTTAAATGTGGCTTATCAGCGGAAGATATTTATCGTATTTACCTAGAGAAGAATCGAGAGAATCACGCAAGGCAGGACGGCACAAGTACGAAGGAAGGTTACGAGGTGGGAATCGATTGGGCTAACGGCGTAGATCGTACAAAGTATCCGAAGCAACTCGCATTTGATTTCGAAAAAGGGCACGTAAAATAAAAAAACAGCGGTATCAACCGCCGTGGATTTCTTTTAATCTACGTAATGCATCATAGACACGTTCCATATCGTCAGTACCTGATGGAAAAGATGGGGATTGACGACCATTTACAGTGCCGTCATAGACCATTTGTACTTTATAAACGTCGCGATGTTTACCATCATGCCATTTTTCATGGCCGTAAGATACCTTGTATTCAACTTTAAAATCGTCATAATCACGTGTTGCATCAACCATAATAAAATCTACCGGAAAAAATGTTTTAGCCATGCGCCTTATACCTCATTTCCTATAGGATACCAATAGTTTACTATAGGAACCTATAGACGTCAAAGGAGATTGATTATATGGATATAAAGCTTTTAGCACATACACAATTAACAGTTGATTTTACCGACAGTCTAGGCGAATCATACGAAACATACATGAGCGGAAAGGCAACCGATGGTAAAGCAGTAGCGCTATCCGCAGTCCGAACGTGCTACTCCGCAAACAAACCGTCTGAAATCGTCGCTAAAGAAGGCGCTAAATACTTCGGCAACAAAGCGACGGACGGAGGGGAAGGTACAGAAGCTGATCGGTTAATGCGTCATATCATAGCGAGCAAACATACTTCGACGCTCGAACATATTACATTTACGTTTGCTATCGAAGGTGTTAGTCGTGCGTTACTAGCGCAACTTACTCGTCATAGAGTCGGATTCAGCTTTTCGGTACAGTCGCAGAGATACGTACGAATGGGTTCAACTGATAAGATTGGCGGTTTTGACTACGCAGTTCCAGATTCGATTAAGAACCATAAAGACGAAGATGTTCCTTATGCTTACGAGAAGATGATGGGAGCTATCCAAGATTGGTACGATTCACTTAGAAGGTACGGAGTGCCTGCTGAAGATGCGCGCATGGTTCTTCCGCAAGCAGCAACTACGAATCTAGTCATGACGGTGAATTTACGTAGTTTACTAGACTTTTATGCTAAGCGTAGAAAAGGAAACGGGGCGCAAGCTGAAATCGCAGAGTTAGCGGAACATCTACGAAAAGAAGTCGTTAAGGTTGAACCGTGGGTAGACGAGTTTTTCGAGGGAAACGGAGGTAGTAACTGATGGATGCTTACAAAGTAAAGATTGATCACCTTGAGCATGAAGTCGAAAAAACACTCAAGGAAACTAACGGATATGTATTCCTAGTTGAATTTGCTGGTGGTGCTCAGTGGGTTGATGAGGATGACACTAATGAGGTGTTATTCGAGTGCGATGAGTGTGACCGAGAAACGTGGGTTGAAGCTGGTACGTGGGCTCTAGATAGAGGACTTTGCTACTCATGTAATTGTGAATACGAGGGAGGTTAACTAAGTGATCGACACAATTAGAGAAATCATAGAATTGTACGATGCAGAATGTATGAGTGAGAGTGATGCTCTAGAGGCTATTTCACAAGTATTAGGAGGTAAATAAATGACGGTATTAGCTTGGGTAAGCTTGGTAATTAACGTATTCATTACATTTGGAGTTATTTGCGACAAGGGTTTAAAAGAGGATACGAGATTCTTTTCGCTAGTAATCCAGTTTCCAACGTTATTGTTTATCGTTTTATACCTAATTAACTAAGGAGGGCGTTATTATGGCAGACGTAACTAAAATCGAAACTAAAGACGGAAATATCTACGAGGTTGATGGAAAGAGATACCGTGAGTTGACGAGAGAGCCAGCGGTTGGGGATACGGCGTTAATAATTGACGCTGACTACACTTTAGGTAAATACGAAAATGGCGACGTTTTAACGATAGATAGAGTATGTGGTTATGGTATAGAGGTAGACGCGTGTTCTGCGGAAGATAACCCGGAAGGTTTCATCTATAATCGTGAATTCGTAATCGTCGAGCCAATCGAAAGAGAAACGCCAGGCCCTAACCCTTATTTGTCTGAAATACTTGACGGTATTAAAACGAAACTAACACGCCTAGAAGAAAGAACTGAAGAAAACCACCGTAATATCCTAACGTTCTCACAAATGGCTGAATCCGCACGTAGTGACGCATCGAAAGCTGTCGGCGGTGTAAACGCCCTAGACGAACAGTTAGATTTAGTACGTGAAGATATCGTACTTCTAGACGAAAAAGTATCAGCGTTAGAAAAGGCAAAACCACCTCAGAACATTACGATAAATATCAACGTTCTAGACATCGAATCAGCAAAAGCAATCGTTGAATCTATTACGAAGGGGCGTGAATGATTTGTTATGTAACGCTAAGAAAATCGCTATTACGGGCAAAGCCCGAAGTGGTAAATCGGAGTTATCCCATTACGCCTGGATGTTATATGGCTTCAAGGAATTCGACTTTTCAGCGGTATTGAAGGACGAGTTCCATCGACTGTTTCCGCATATCCCACGCGACCCGAAACCACGTGCTTATTATCAAAAGTTCGGTCAGTGGTTGCGTGAGATTGATTCGGCCATTTGGGTGAAGATGACGATGGCGAAGGTACACGAGTATTGTTTCGAGGATTCGTTAAATAAAGTGAACCACAAGCCGAAAGTGTTAGTAAACGGAGTGAGACAACCGAATGAGTATCAGCGGTTACGGGAAGAAGGTTTTGTAATTATCCGAGTAAACGCATCGGATGACTTGTGTATTGATAGGGCGAAAGAAGCCGGCGATGTATTTACCGAAGCTGATTTGGAGCATGATACGGAAAGTCATATTGATACTTTTGAGGTAGATTACGAGATTAATAACGTTGGTACTATCGGCGAGATGTACGAACAGTTCGATGCGATTATGAGGGATATCGGAGTGCAGGCGGTTAGTAATAGGGAGATTATGGCTGGTGCCTTTAGTGATATGAAAGTGATTATATAGCAGGAGCTGACCATTACATATCATAACGATCAGCGATTTTAAATGCTAAATCAAATAGTATCAATGCAACTGCTACGAACATGGTAAGTGTATTCAGAAATGGTATAAGTACTAGTTCCCAATCCTTGTTTGTAAAATTACCACCTTTATATCTTGTACTGAATGCATACTTATATTTCATTCCTAAAAACGCGATAACTACAGACATAGTGTATAGCGATATAAAATTAGCCAATATCCATTCCCCTTCTTTCTTACAATGAATGCATATTAATTTTAGCATATTTTACCGTCTTGAATAACAGATATTTAATAATACGTATCGACAAAAATGGAGGAATCACAATGACAGAAATAATCATTTATACAAAGAACGCATGTCCAAATTGTGAGCAAGTAAAGTGGGCGCTAAATGCCGCAGGAATAACTTATGCAACTCGTAATATTGACGAAGACCCAGCGCATGCAGCCTGGATGGCGGACAAAGGGCACATGAGCGCACCTGTAACCGTATTTCCTAGCGGTAAAGAGTTAGTCGGATTTGATATGGGCGAGTTTGCTAACGAATTAGGTCTTTAATAAATCGAATATAAGGAGCGATTCTATGACGAATAACACATTTAAATACGTATCATTATTCTCTGGTGTAGGCGGATTCGAACAGGCGTTAAACAGACTCGGAGGTCAGTGCGTCATGTCCTCCGAGATTGATAAATTCGCAAATCAAGCCTATGAGGTACTTTACGGACATAAGACAGTCGGAGATGTGACGAAGGTCGCTGCGGGAGATGTCCCAGGCCACGATTGGTTAGTTGCAGGTTTTCCATGCCCCACGTTTTCAGTAGCAGGCGGTAGAGATGGTATGGAGTATAAATGTAACGATTGTGGACATGAGCACTTAATTACATATGAAGATTATAAAGTAGGTGCGAAATGTCCTAAATGCGCAGGGGATACTGATCCGAAAGATGTACGGGGATTACTGTTTTTTGAGGTAGCAAGAATAGCGGACGCAAAAAGACCAAAGGTACTACTGCTTGAAAACGTTAAAGGGCTTGTAAGCAGTTCTAACGGTGAGGTTTTACGAGTAATTGTAGAAACACTTAATACAATTGGTTATACGGTTGACTTCAACGTATTAAATTCGAAGTATTTCGGAGTTCCACAGAATCGTGAACGGATTTTCATCGTTGGTATTCTGAACGATCAGACAGAATCGTGGAATATTACAGGAAATAACGTAGTTACAAAAGGTAAGCGACGTATTTCTATCTTGGAAGGTGTCAGGACTTTTAACTTCGATTGGCCTGTACAAGATACAGTAACTACTAGATTACGAGATATTTTAGAAGATGAAGTGGACGAGCGTTATTATCTTAGCGAAGAGAAGACAGCGAAGTTGATTGCGCAACTTGAGAGTAAAGGTGAGCCGTCGATAAAAAAAGATGTAAAAATGATTGGTCACGCTGATATAGCCGGTCACGATTTTAATAAACGTATTTATTCAGTAGATGGTGTTAGTAGGACACTAAATACCGCCTCTGATATTGGGCGTTCAGTAAAGGTAGCCGAACCACAAATAATATCTCATGATTTAACGCAGACAGTCGTTGTACGAAAACATGTGGTAGATATTGAGGGACTACGAACTTTATTAAGGGAGTTTAAGAAGAAAACAGAATTAACTAATAAACAATTAGCTGAACATTTTGAAAGACCTGTAACGGAGGTTGAACATTGGTTTAGAGCAGATAAGTGCTTTAGCATACCTTCGGCTGATGTTTGGGAAGAATTGAAACACGTTTTAGAAATTCCAACGAATGAATTCGATGCACAAGTAACCGAATTCATTGAAAAAGAAGGCGTATTCGAAAAAGCGGGACGTTTCTATGAAGTGGATGGTTTGGCACCTACATTAACTCGAACGTCTGCTGATGAAAAAATTATTGAACCACAAATGATCGGTCACGTCGATATAAAAGGACATGATGCAATTAAGCGAGTATACGCAACAGAAGGTATTTCTCCAACACCAACAACAATGGGTGGCGGACATCGTGAACCAAAGATAGCAATTAAATCCAAATCATACAGAATCCGTAAACTTACACCGAAAGAATGTTTCCGACTACAAGGCTTTGCAGATTCCGAGTTTGAAAAGTTAGTTGGCGCTGGCATATCGAACTCTCAACTTTATAAAATGGCGGGCAACGCCGTAACTGTAAACGTAATTGAAGCGATTGGCACTCGCTTATTGAAATACTTAGCACATAACGAGTTAGGCAGTCGTTATGTAGAGGTAACGGAAAAAGGAGCGTGAGTAAATGGGAAATGTAAAGTTTGACATCGAAGCGTCGCATCGACGTATTGAACAAGAATACGCATTGGACAATCCGAAATCAATCGACTTATTACTTCGGCATTTACCGTATATGCAAGAGCGTAGGTACAACGGTGATTACGCTGCATCGGATGTGCTAATGGATGTGGAAACGGCAATCTCAAACGCGGACTTGACGGATAGGCAGCGTCAAGTCTTGCGATTAGTATATTTCGAGGATATGAAACAGCGGGACGTGGCAGTCTCGCTTGGAATTACGGCACCTACGGTTAATTTGTATAAGCGTTTGTTAGCGCAGAAGATAGCGGCAGTGTTTGAACGATGGGCCTGGGAAGACGAGGGTTATAAATTGACGGTAGTAAGTACGGAAAGGAAGGCGGTCGCTTAATGGAGGAACAAACGAGGTATACATTCGATATCAATGGAGATTACAAAACGCAGTTTGAAACGTACGTAAATAAGCTAATTACGAGTCTCCGAGAAAGCGATTCTGACGAGATTAGTAATAGGGATGTACGTGCGAAGGAAATTAAATCGCTCACAGACGCTTATGTGGGAAGAGTGGGAGAACGGCCTGAGCCGAAACAACTCGAACGCTTAGCAGATTTGTTGCTATACGAAGAGTTGCACGATACACATCCGGATAAGATGGCTCGTGAAGAATATCCGATTATGAGCGATCATCAGTTATCGAGGAGGCATAGCGGGGAAGTATCGATGAAAGTAGCGGAGGAGTATGGAGTGGACCGAAGAAACTACAAGCCACCAGTACGAAGGAAACGAACGAGGCGCGAAACGTGGCAAATCGATAGGGAAGCGAAGTCTAGGAACGAGGAGAGACGGAAGGTGTATCGGGAGTTTACGAGGGTGCAGGCGGTTAAGGTATATAACGAAAAGAGTTTGGTTGTATAAAAATAAAAGTAACTTTTGAAGATAACTCGTTGAAAACACTCACATATTATGGAGGAGATAGTTTTACGGAGTGTTGTAAAACGTTCTTTTACGGTAGATATTTTGTATTAATCGTACATGAAATGAAAGGAAATATGTGTATTGATACTCATAAGGTAAAATATGTTGAATGTATAAAATAGAAATAAGCGCTGACGAAGACTACCTATATGGTGGTCTTTTGTTATATTAAATTTAATTAATGTGTTATGATAATCCATATTTAGAAGAAATATTATAGTTTGGAGATGGGAGACATTGATGGATGAATTACAATACTTGCCTTTAGAACATGTGGATAATGATAAATTAGGGTTTAAAGAGAAATCGAAAGATATAGCTACATTTATTAATAATTTTTCGGCAAACTTACCCTACTCATTATCTATTAATGGATCGTGGGGATCTGGTAAATCTACTATGTTAAATTTTATAGAGAATAATTTGTATAAAGGAAAATGTAAGGTTGTGCGTTTTAATCCTTGGATGATTACTGATAGGGAAGAATTAATTAAGAATTTATTTGAAGAAATCTACCATGCAATGGGTGAAGGTGAACTTCATCGAGCAAAAGAAAAATTTTCTAAATATGCTCAAAAATTATTAGCACCAGCAGCTAAAGCTATAGCTTTTGTGGGAGCATATAAAGCCGGAATGCCTCCTACTGTAGCTACCAGTACTAGTGTCGTTGTTGGTGAGACAACTCAAGCATTTAGTGATACTATTTTTGAGGACAAACCTTTGTCACTAAGAAAAAAAGAATTAAATGACATTTTAAATCAGACAATTAGACCAGATGGTCAAAAAATCGTGATTATGATTGATGAAATAGATAGACTTTTCCCTGAAGAGGTTATTACAGTGTTTCAAATGATTAAATCTACTCTTGATTTACCTGGTTTATTTTTTGTAGTCGCTATGGATGAAGAAGTTGTATTCGATGCCTTAACAAAACAAGGCGTTAGTAAACCGGATTACTACTTACATAAAATTTTTCAAAGAAAGTACTTTATTAACACAAGGCATCAACTTATGACATTAACAGATAATTTCATTATAAAGTATCTTGATATGGAAAATAATGAATCCCATAGAGTTTTATCTAAAGTTTTGAAGGCTTATTTTTATGGAGAAAAGAATTATTTCGCAATAGATTATCCAATTGAAGTGAGTGATCTTGATAATTCACTGGAGGGTAATTGGCAACTTGTTGCAATGGATTCAGATTACACAATAGACTCATATTATAAGGTAGTTGGTCTATTGAAGGAACATATAAATTTACATAACCCAAGGACATTTATCAGTTTTTCTCAATTTTTACTAGAAAATTGGCAGAATTATTTCGAATCTGTATTTAGTAAGGAAAAGAAAATTCCGTGTCTTATCCATGCTTCCTTTTTAATTTTAGTAGCTTATTTTTATTACCCCTCTTTTATGGATATTAGAAGTTTAACAGATAGAGAAGGGGAGTCGGAGAATGCAAAGCTGCCTGATGGTTTGAAAGAGATAAAACATCATATATGGTCGATAATTCCAGATTTACAAAAGAACGAGATCGTCGATAAATCCCACATTAAATATGAAAAATTCCCTGATTCAGTTATAAGGACAGCTATTATTTTATTAAATAAATTTCCTGATTACTTAAGGGTATTAAATTAAGATTAGCACTATTGGGGAAGTACCAGCCAATACAGCGAAGGAATAAAAATAAGGCCATCGATTAAGGTAGCCTTATTTTTTCTTATATAATCCTCTTTTAACTTGCTCCCAATTTCTGCTACGTTTTAACGCCCACCATATAGCCTTACCTTTTGGTTCTATATATGTATCGAATTGTTCTTTATTGAAAGTAGAATTATTAAATATACTAACCAATTCTTGCGTTGTATATGTTTTATCAGGCGCTACCGTTCTTTCGAATTCTTGAATGAACTGAAGCGTTTGCTCGTTCAGTGAGTACTTTTCTACCATATATATATATCCTCCGAATAAAGTTTAATAATATTATTTTAGCATTTATATCGAGTTACTACTAATTCTAATAATGACTCGTCATATAGTAGTGCGGTACGTCTAACACAGGTGAGGCTATAAATATAATATATAGTGTCGAAACGAGGAGGAGCGGAGAAAGTTACACGAGTGCAGGTAGTTAGTTCGTGTTATATAAGGAAAATGTGCTGATATACACCCTATTTGAAAATTTGTAAGGAGGTAAAATCTTAAAGAGTCAACTTTGTTATTGGAATGTTATTATCTAGTAGTAGTGTTCAATTCTTATCTTATATACAGAAATATAAAAAGGTGATACTTTATAAATAAGGATTTTAAATGTAAGATATGGAAGGTGATTGGATGTTTGCAAACGTCATAGCACATACTAGTGCCAAGACGCAATTAAGTTCTATTCGAAAATTCACGAGTGAAATGGAAAAAAACAATACATTAAAGGTAGAAGAATTATTAAAAGCAATTGATGAAGGTCCTGAAGAAATAACATTAGATCAACAGGAAGAGTACCGGGAAGCTATATTAGATGAATTACATGAGCTTGAGAAAACATACCCGAGTTTATTGAGATATTCCAATGTAGTTTTAACATATTCTATCGTAGAACAATATTTAGTAAGGATTGTTAAACCACATATGATGGAAAAACTAGGTTATGAAGATTTATTTGAATTAAATCCGGAATTTGAAAACGAGTTGAGAAAATTACGTTATAAAGGTAGTTTACTAAAAAGAATAGGGAGATATATTACTAAAGATATGGGCATACCCTTCCCTTTTAATAGTAAAGAGTGGGATTTTATTGAAGATTTAAATATCATCCGTAATAATATTGTACATTGCAATGGAAGAGTGTACGATGATAGGGATTACAAAAAGTTAGAAAAGGTAATAAAATCATATAGTTCAATTAATATTAGTAATAGTTGTGAAATTGTAATAAAACAAGAATTCATTATACATATGCTTAATCAAGTAGATGTATTTTTATCACTAGTATTTGAGCGTGTAAATCAAAAAAAGTAATTAAATCACTATAAATAGAGAGTAATATAAGCACCAGTTTAAAGCTGGTGTTTTTTAAATTTTCAGAAGAAGTCGATTAAATGGAGAATAATAAATCACTAAGCAGATAAAAAATTAACGTAGAACTAGAATCAGTAGGAGAATGTCCAGATAGCGGATAGCTTGAAAAATTAGTAGAGATTAATTATTATACGAGGAGTTGCACGATACGGATCACATGAAAGTACGGAACAATGAATATCCGATTATGAGTGATACACAAATACAACGTAGGCAGGAAGGTACTCGTCAGCGAAAGGGAAACGGTAGTGAAGTTCCGTTAAAGGCAGCTTTTGGTCTAGCGGCGGATTCGTTAGACCATCGGATTCCTAGACGAAGAAAGCGTACGATTAATGAAATGTTACGAAGTGATCGTGCTAAGTCGAGAAATAAAGAACGAAAACGTATTTATAGTGAATTTGTTAAAATACAACCTGTTAATATCTATAATAGTTATGACATTTTAAGGCCGTCAATTTGATGGTCTTTTTTGTTATGTATAAAACATTATCAATTATTAGTTGTTTAATTGATAATAATGGAAATTGGTTTGGTTATATGTTATAAATTTATATATGAATATTATAGAAGGTGGAGGTTCCTATGAAAAATGCATTTCCCGAGTTTTATAAGTATAATCAAGAAGAATTTAAAGATATTTTTAATAACTGTTATTTTGTAATCGATACAAATGTCTTGTTAAATTTATATAGATACTCAGAATCAACTGTAAATGATCTGTTAGAAATATTAGAGAGAATTAGCGATAGGTTATGGATGCCTTATCAAGTAGGGGTAGAATATCATTTTAACAGAGTGAATGTTATCTTAGAACAGCAGGTAGCGTATGATAATATTTGCCAGAAAATAGACTCGCAAGCAGCGGAGTTAATTACAAAGTTTAAAAAAGGATTGGATAATAGACACCCTAAGATACATGCGGATACAATAGCACATAAGATGCGAGACTCGTTTGATGAGATTATTACAGGTTTAAAACAAGACAAGGGACAACACCCCAATTTATTAAGTGAGGACAGGATACGTGATTCATTAAATGAGTTATACGATAGTAAAATAGGCGATCCATATACACAAGATCAATTGGATAAAATATATGCTGAAGGTATAGAGCGTTATAAGAAAAAAATTCCACCAGGATTTGAAGATGAGCAAGATAAAAAAGATAGAACTAAAGAATATGACGGCATTGTATATTTAGATAAATTCGGAGATTTAGTAGTTTGGAAACAAATTATTGAAAAAGCAAAGAATGATCAAAAACCTATAATATTTGTTACAGATGATGTGAAGCCGGATTGGTGGCAAATTGAAAAAGGTAGAACTATTGGACCTCGTGTGGAATTACTGAATGAATTTAGAAGAGAGACTGATGTTTCTTTCTATATGTATAAAAGCGAACAGTTTATAAACCAAATACAACTTCATTTAAGCGGAGAAGTAAACGAGAATGCGATAAAGGAAATTGAAGATTTAAGGGAGAATTCTAAGATTTATGACGGCTATGAACAGGAATTATCAGAAGAGGAAATAGACCTTGTTTATTTGGAGAGACAAAAAGAGTTTTATAGAGATTATTGTGATTTTTTAATGCATTCTATACCAATAGACCTAAAGAAACTTAGAGATAGCTATTCGCCTCATGAAATTGGTGTGTTCTACCAAAAATATCAGGAGGATTATAATAAAATAATTAAAGATAAATCTTTTGTTGATGTTGGGTGGTTAAGTCACAAAGACTATTCTAAGCAATTAGAAAGATTCCAACATAATGTTATGGAGGCTATTAACGATAGAACGGCACATACTTCGCTTAAAGAATAATATCAACAATATAAGGTTTAATTCTTATTATTCTATTGTTTATCTACTAACTTTTACCCTATTTTGTATCCTATTAAGTGGATACTTTTTAGGGAAACGAATGAGGCGGGGAAGCTCCGTCCACCCTTCGTATTTATAACGGAAGGGGAAAAACGAAATGACTACATTAAGAATTATCGATGTAACTACCGGTGAAGACCGTACACAAGAATATAGTTTAGTTAACCGTAAGCAAGCCGAAGGATATAAACGTGCTATTGAAAAGGAACAGTACCGTTTATTATCACGAGGGAAGAATTGGGTAGCGAGTTATCACGACCCTATCCGAGAAATCATTACGGGATTAACATTAACAGAGGCAGGAGCGATTATAAAGCTCTTGCCTTTTTTGCGTTTTAAAAGTGATGGCAAACTAATTAAAGACGGTAAGCCGTTAAAACAAATGGATATCCAACGAATCTTTAAACGTGGAAAAGTTACGACTATTAAAATACTAGATCGCTTAATCGAATTGGGTGTTATCAGTTTAGTGCTAACTTCCATACGATGGGACACGTTAGAGAGGGTGGTTTGTTTTATATATAATTAAAAATATTGATATAAAGGGAAATATTACTATATAATTTGTTTATAATAATGCGAAGGGGAAGTATAAAATGTCTAAAGAAGAATTGAAGGTGGAATATTTAATCGCTGTTAATGCGGATAGTGATTTTTGTGCTGATATAAAAGGTTTTAATAGTTTAATTGAATCAAACAAGTATATAAGAATAGTTGGTGAAAAAATACATTTTAAGGGAATAGAGGTGAAATATGAAATTAATACAGACTGCCTAGAAAAGGAAAAACAACGTTTTTTCTATACTAAGTTTAAATTTGGAGATGTAAAGAAAATTAAGGATTTCGAAAATTTATTGAGTAGTATAAAAGAAATAATTTTTAAAACAGGTAACAAACCACAAACTTTGTGGGATGATATCAGTTTTTATTATTCCACAGAAGCGTATCCATTAATTTTTGAAGTAGAGAACTTGATGAGAAAATTAATTACACAATTCATGCTTACTAATGTAGGGTTAGGTTGGGCTAAAGAAAATATTCCTGCAGAAGTTAAGGACTCTGTAAAGGGTTCTAAGGATGAGACTCCAGATTTTCTTTATAAAACTGATTTTATACAACTTGAGAACTTTCTATTTAAAAAATATTCCACTAAACAGGTACATAAACTTTTGGAGAATATTAAAAACGCAAAAAATGAGAATGAGTTAAAATTAGATGAGCTAAGGTTATTTGTACCAATGTCTAATTGGGAAAAACATTTTTCAAAAATAGTAGAATGTGATGAAGAGTATTTAAGAAAAAGATGGGGAAGACTATATGATTTAAGAAATAAAATCGCACATAATAGAGGATTGATTCGTAAGGAATACGAAGAGACTATTAAATTAGTCGGTGAAGTAAAAGATAAGCTCCAAAAAGCAATAAAAGGTTTAGATACAATATCTTTAACTAAAGCAGAAAGAGAAGAAATTGCAGAGAGTACAGATCTTCTCAGTGTATCCAAAACATTTATAGCAAGGTTTGGATTACTTCTAAAGGTTTTAGATGAGAATATGGAGCAATTTGATTTACCAGGTTCTAGGATTAGTGGTCCAAATGAATTTTTAACTTTAATAGATACATTAACTACACTAGATATAATATCACACGAACAATATCTGGCGGTATATAAAGCTTTCGGCCTGTACCAAGAGCTACAAGATAGAAGCACTATAATAACTGATACTTTAACTATAAAAAAGATTAGTGACAGTTTACTAAGTGTAATAGAATTCTTAGAAGGGTATTTTTCAAGGAGCATTAATTAGATATTATATGCACTGAAGTGATTAAGGTTATTCGTTGTTTAGGGTGTTTATCACAATGATACTAATTTTTACCTGCTTAGTTATCTATACTTAATAGGGAAACGTTAGGCTTTCCAGTTTACGTATTATAATCGAAGAGGAGACGATAACATGGTAGGTAATTATGCGATCGAAATTAAAGACACGGAAAGTAAAACGTATTTACTCTGCAAAGAAGCCAGCGCTGAAGTATTAACGTTCGCTACATACGAAGAAGCAGACGATTACAACTACGAATTTGAAGATACACTATCCGACAGACTTATGAGTCGCGTCGTTAAAACAAGCGAATATTTCAATTAAGCGAGCCTACGGGTTCGCTTTTTTTTATTTTATTTTAATTTAACGGAGGTTTTAATTTAATGAAATTTACAGAGCGAGAACGACATTTAACTAAGATGCTATTACTAATGGATAAATCATGTAGCAAACTCTCGGAGAAGTTAACAGATTTATTTGGCGGTGATTCGTACGTAGCTATCGAGTTAGTAAGAGACGATTTTATCTTTGAAGCATTGGAGATAGGGATGTCAGATGCAGCGGTAAATATCATAATGGATTACATTAACGAGAAATTAACATTAGATCAAGCCGTCGATGAAATTGAAAAATTACTAACACTGTTCGAAGAAAGGGACGTGATTTAACTATGAGTAAACAAAACGAATTTTTCTATTGCTATTCACCAATATTACACGTCTTCCTAAAGGAACGAGGGCAACGGTATACATGTGCTGGACTTAACGAAAATACACTACGTAAGTTCTGGCAGTATTACCGGACAGAGGAGTTAGATAGTTTATTAACGGAGTGGCAATCGAATAAACCTAAGTAATTTAATTTTACGTTTACTTTATGTTGAATAACTTATATGCGGAGGACGATATATATGTCGAATAAATTTGAGTATTTAGCTAACGAAGCTATCCAACGAAAAGAATACGCAATGACGCCAGGGAATGGACTAACGGGTAATGCACCGATTCCACACGACCTTTGGCGTCGGATTATTCCAATCGCTAGAGAGTACGATAAGGCAAACGCGTCTATTGCACAGTTGTATTCGTATCTACTTGCGTATGTTAATGGTAAGAAGGACAACGATCGTTATATGAGTGCGTTCCCTTCGGTTGACAAAATAGCCGAAGAAACGGGTATTGGACGGAATAGGATTGCGAAGCTATCCAACGTTTTGGTAGCGGTGGGCTTGATTAAAACAGCGTATGACTATACGACTAACAAACGAGATAAGCTATACTTTCCGTTGTACTATTCGTCGTTGACTGACGATGAGATTAGACGGAATTTAGATGAGTTATATCGTTAATCACTCTACAGTGATTTAGGTCAATCACCGAGGAGTGACTTAGGTAAATCACTGTAGAGTGACGGTAATAATAACAAACGTAATAATAACGAACTTAATAATAACAAACAAAAGATTAAGAGAGTAAAAGATATTCGGTAAGTATTCACTAACGTTCATGCTTACCGGTAATCCTTTTCTATCGAAAAGAATTACTATCTTATATATCATCGACTAATTACTTATATAAAAGATACTCCGCTAAATAGTAATAAAGATATATTTACTTCGATACGCCATCTCTTTTAGCGATAGCATCTAATTTACCAGCAGGCAGAGACGCGAAAAGTTGATTAATTTCTTTAGGTTGTGTTATTCGATTTTGTATGATGAAGTTTATTAAATCAAATAATTTTAATGCAACCTCACGATTATCTTTCATATCTATTGAGCCGGGGTGAACTGACTCATTACCAATCACTCTAAGTATATCAAGGGCCTGCTGTATTTCTACTGGTAACCCTTTTTGAACTAAGGATTTTATATCAGAATCAATATGGTTACCTGATTCACCCAACGATTTCATCAATTTTTGCAATGCTAATCTAAGTAAAGCCGCTGCACCTCTTGGTGAGTTATTAAATATACTTGCGGCTTCGTTATAATCGTCAATAATATCTAATGGCATGTCTGGATGTGAGGTTGGTGCTAAAGATTTAGTTGGATAAATCATGTCTCCTTGGTACCAAAATGAACGTTTTTTACAATGCGCACAATTACATGTCCATAAATCTTTCACTTCATAATATTCACTATAAAATCTTTCGAGTGCTTGAGCCCATGACTGTACCGCAACAATCCCACATTGTGGACAGCGAAAAGTTTCTTGTTGAAATTCTGGTGTAGTTGTTTGTTCCATTCAATCCAATCCCTTCTAAATTTCCATATAGTTTAATATTATTACATTTGTGAAACCAATAAAAGGGTAATAGTGAAATTTTTACTAGAATAATTTGTTTTTATCAGATAGAAAGGAGGACGTAATACATGGCGTTAAAACGATTAAACACGGAACACTTAACCGCTATTAAATGGTTAGCTTTACCGAATAAAGGCGGTAAGACTAACGATGAGATCGCTGAGATATGCGGTGTATCTAGACAATCGATTCATAACTGGCGTAAGGATACGCTATTCGAACGAGAGTTGAAAAAGGAAATGGTACGGAATAGCCAAGACCAACTGCCGGAGTTAATCGCATCACTATCCGAGATTGCTATACGAGATGGCAATGCGGCTATGGCGAAGTTAGCGTTACAGATTAACGGAATGCTTACCGATAAGGTAGAGGTAGAAACGAAGGCTAAAACAGGCGAGATTAACTACGAAGAGTTGGACGAAGAAATTGCATCTTTTGCGGAACGGATTGAAGAAGACGTAAAGTAGTCGATTATATTACGACTATATAATAGGAAGAAACTCGTCAGGATATTATACGGAGATTCTTTACGAAGGTTTACCATAGGTCAGTCGCTCGCTCTAGACGGACGCGCCCTCTAAACTTTTCGTACTGTTTATGCACGTTCTTATGCAATGTACAACGACATGCAAGCCGCTACAAACGTTGATACTACGCATGCATAAAATAAGTAACGGATAAATGAACGATAATAATTGTACAAACGTTGATATAATAACGTTTTGATTCGTAATTGAATGTAACAAAAGATGATTCTGTTACATTAGATATTCGGAAAAATGTATGGAATATGCGAAAATGAATAAGGGGTGGGGGCGTCTTTTTGTACATGCGGTCGTCAGGTGCGAGAGAAATCCGCGTATCAAAAATAACGTTTGGATTTACGTTAGGTAAACTAAATTGTAAAACGAAAAAGACCACGCCGTCAAGACGTAGTCCTTACAAGTTTATTTCGATATAAACATCGTCGATTTGTTTCTGTTCGATACAGAGATATACGAGTGTTTCTCGTTGGCTTGAATGGTTTAGTATCGTTTGCAGTAACGCTAAATCAGTTCCGTTCTTGTACGCGTGAAATGCAAATGTCTTACGCAGCGTGTGCGTGCCCATTTCGATATTGATTCCGGCACGATCAGCCGCAGTATTTAAAATTCGATATGCTTGAACGCGAGAGATTGCCTTGTCGCCTTTTCGAGAAGGGAACAGCCAATCGTTATCGTCAGCCGTTGTCGGAACCAATTCCGCGACGGCTTTTTTTATGGATGCGTTTAGATGGAATCGTTTAGATTTGCGAGTCTTTGTTTCTTTTAGCGATATAGATTCCTTACCACGTACATCTCCGACTTTGAGTTTCAATATATCGGAAATACGTAATGCGGAATTTATCCCGAATATGAAAAGTAATAAGTCGCGTGGCTTTCCAGCTAGCGCCTTTTTCATTTTATCAATATCTCGTTTAGAACGGATAGGTTGGACTACACCAGACATATGTATTACCTCCTGTTTTTAAATGTAACGTAATCTCGTTTTGTTACTTTCAGTATAACGGTTAAAATTTCCATAGTCAAATGAAATCTACGAAAGGAGGCGGTTAATATCGCTTGGATCAACGGAGACTGGTTCGATAGAAAAGAACGTCTAGAAAAAGTAAATCAACTACGAAAGTATATCGTGCCTAGAGTGCGTAATCGACATAAACTTACTGACGATGAAAAGTACGAGCTTACAACGTATATCAACGAATTTAACCGTCTCCAAGATATCAACCGAGGAGAAACGGATTTACTTTTCTTCGCTTATAACTATTTCGGAGAAAATCGAAATAAAGAAAACACCGGTAACTGGATACCAGAATTTCAAGTACCGGACGGATTTAACTTAGATAATATCACGGAGTATGCACCGAATTTCCACGATGAGATTTGCGACATCATGAATGTAGTATCAAACGAGGAAATCAACAAGCGTGTAGCAGTAGCGGCACCTCGTTCTCATGCGAAGTCTTCTTACTTATCGAAGGCTTTTCCGATTCATGAGATTTGCTACCGTAAACGTTTCTACATTATCTTAATCTCGGAAACTCCTAGCGTATCTAGCGCTAACTTAGAGTGGATTAAGCTACAGTTACAATCGAACGATAAGTTACGGAGAGATTTCGGACCGTTGTTACATACGAAGCAACAGATGAACCCTCGTGATAATACGTCAGAGTTCATCGCTTGGGAGCCGAAAGGGAAAGACGATAAGAAATTACTAACGTTAGTTCAAGCAGCTTCTACAGGGCAAGCATTACGTGGTCGAAACTGGAATGGTAAACGTCCGGATTTAATCGTATGTGATGACTTGGAAGATAAGCGTAACACTAACACGGCTCAATTACGCCAGGAACTAAAAGATTGGTTCGCTCAGGTAGTAATTCCTTTAGGTGATCCGGAGGGGAAACGTACGGCCATTGTATTCATGGGTACGACGGTCCATCCACAATCCTTATTAATCGATATTATGGAGCGACGGTCTGACTTTGAATCTCGTAAATATAGAGCGTTAATTACACCACCTACTAGACAAGATTTATGGGCGGAGTGTGAAAGCATCTATAAAGATCGAGAGAACAAAGCGAGAGCGAGAGACGCTGAATTATTCTTCACCGCTAATCATGACGAGATGGTCGAAGGTGCTGAAGTCCTTTGGGCGGAAGTACAGCCGGTATTTAAACTAATGAAATTCAAATGGGATAACGGTAGTAAAGCGTTTAACACCGAGCTACAGAATAATCCTATTGACGAGGAAGTAATGGTATTCAATCCTGATAATTTCACATACTGGAATGATAAACAAATAAACCGTAACTTCCTTAGTGACGAGTACTTCGTCTCCATCGGAGTTGACTTGGCGATGGGGAAAGAACGAGGTGATTACTCGGCAATTTCAATCGTAGCTAAGCATAAAGAGACGGGTACAATCTACGTAATCGATTCGTACGGTGAACGATTACATCCCGATAAGTTCATGAAAGTAATCGTAGATAAAGTCTTGCACTTTCGACCAGATGTAATTGCCGTTGAAGCACAAGCAGCGCAAGAGTTCTTCGCAGATATGGTTTCGAAGCGGTTAATCGAGAAAGGATACCCGGCAACTACTCGCTTGGTTAAGATTAAACAAAGATCACGCAAGGAATTACGTCTAGAAGCGTTATTACCACGTATAGAAAACGGAGAAATCCAATTCGATAGAAGACATTCATTATTACTTGAACAGTTTCAGTACTATGGAACAAACATGCACGATGACTTGCCCGATAGTTTAGAAATGGCCGTTTCAGTTACGGACAAAGGACGTAAAAGAAAAGCAGGGAACGCAGGTAACTATCGATATTAAAGAAAGGAGGTAACTTATGCGAATTTTCCCTGATAGGAATCTAATGAATCCCATCGAATATGTCGTCCCTATACGTACAGCATTAGGAGACACCGAATGGCAAAGAATCCTTGATGAAATCAGACTATATCGACGATATGACGGAGACTTAAATGTTTGGTCTGAATATACAAAGCCGTCACAACTCGACTATGAGCCTACGAAATTAGAACTTAACTATCCACGCAAGATAGTTGATACGATTGCGGCTTGGCAATTCGAGAAGGAACCGAAAGTAACAGTCCCACCAGATGTTTTAGACGATCCAGCGCTAATGATTCAACCAGGGTATACACCTAGTGAAGAACAGCAGACAGAAAATAGTAGAGCAAAAGCAAAAGAGCGATTATTAACGTGGGTTTGGGATGATAATCGAATGCATGAAAAGTTGCTAGCCGCAGCAAAAGACCGTTCGATTTCGAGGACTGGTGTTTATGCACGTATTCATTTTGATAACCGACGTGGCGAATTTAAAATCATTTGGCATCCATCTACGGAAGTAATTGCGGTACACAACGAATGGGATAAAGATCAGCTAGACGCAGTCCACTTCATTGCGTGGCTTGATGACGAGCAAACACGTTTGTGGAAACTCTCATATTACTTGGTTTGGCACGAAGAAGCTGGGACGTACGATTGTGAAATTGAAGAGGCTGTTCATGATGGAGACTTAAACGTACAAGAGTCGAGAGTCGAACGTTCGTCAATGGGACTTGATTTTATTCCGGTAGTACATGTTCCTACCGAGAAACTTAGTGGTCGAACTACCGGATACAGTGAATTAGAAAAAACGATTGAGCTTTCGGAAGAGATTGACCGTAAGATGTCGGATTACTCGGACGCCATTCGTTTTGAAATGTTCGCTATCAATCTACTTGTTAATGTAGACGAGGACCCGAAGAATCCGTTACAAATCGCTCCGGGTGCAAAATGGAATCTCGGTGACGGAGATAAAGAAAGCGGTGTGCCTAGCGCAAGTAAGTTAGAAAGCGGATTTAAGTTTAAAGAAACGATTGAAGCGTATCTTGACCGTTTGCAAAAGAGATTACATGAAAAAGCGGAGGTACCAATCGTAAACACGGCCGACATGAACACCGGAGGTATTAACGATATGGCCATTCAGCTTATGTTCAGCTCGATTATATCGAAGACTCAACGTTCATGGGTAATATGGCAATCACGTTTGCAAACTTTAAACGAATATATCCTTCGTTATATGAAAGCAAGACAAGAACACCCACGTTTTAAGTATGATAAGGAAATGCTCGCGAAGGTAGATAACTACTATTCTAGCGAGATTATTTTCGGGTTACCTTTACCACAAGATCAAAAAGCGCTAATTGAGCAGTTAGGTGAAGAAATATCTAACGAAATTGAATCTATTAAAGGTGCTATCACACGAAGCGGTAAAGAAAACGCCGAGCAGAAGTTCATGGAGATTATCCAAGAACGCCAACTCAAAAGACAAACACAAGATCCCTATAAAGAAACGTAAACACGCCTTACGAAACGGCATTAAACTTTCGGTTGAATTAACCTTATAGCCGACGGGCTTAAAACGGTTGGAGGCAATAGTATGAGTGAAGTAGTAAAAGAGGATGTTATCATAACAGATACAAAGGAAGATTCGAAAACCCTAACGCAAGAACAAGTTGATGAAGTAATTGCAAAACGACTTGAGCGTGAGCGCAAAAAATACGAAGACTATGATGATCTTAAAGCGAAATTAGTTGCGTTTGAGCAGGCGGACGAAGAACGTAGAAAACAAGAAATGACTGAAGTAGAACGTTTACAAGCTGAAAAAGATGAAGCAGCTAAAAAAGCAGTAGAAGCGTCAGAGTTGGCGCAGAAAGCACAAGAACAAGCAAACTCTCGTATTTTAAATACGGAAATTAAAAGTGTCGCACGTTCCTTAAATGCAAATGATCCGAATGATGTACTGGCGTTACTAGATAAAACAGAGATTAAAATCGACGAAGAAGGCAATATTCAAGGTGTGGAATCGGCGGTTGATGCTTTAAAAACAATCAAGCCTTGGATGTTCAAACAAGTTATTGGTGTAGATGCATCCAGCGGTTCTAATCCGGCAACTAATCCAAGAGCTAACGAATTAACAGCGTTAGAAAAAGAATTAACCGAAACGAAGGCTGAAGCGTTAAAAAATCCCAAGCTCGCTGGTAAAGTTACGCAATTATATAACAAAATACTCGAATTAAAATCGAAGAAGTAGATCAGTCGTTGGTTATATACTAACGGCTTTTTTATATTAAAAAACAATTAGGAGGCTATTAAACATGGCAGTAGCAAATACTTATAATTTCCAACAACAGGTTCGTCAAATGCAGGCAAATGTAGACTTAATTCTTACGAAAGCACCGGTATTATTCGGTATTATTGGTACGGGAGAAGCACTTACGCAAACAAAATTTGAATGGCAGAATGATTATTTAAACAGTGATACAGGTATCGTTAAAGCAGCAGCGGCAGCAGATGTTACAGAATTGGAGTTAGGTGTGGGGGAAGCACGTAAATTTACAGAGAAAGCATTAGTACAAAACGGTCTCGAAGTGTTACGTGTTGTAGCAGTGGACGAGCTAGCAGACAAAATCACAGTACAACGTGGGTACGACTCAACTACGCCCGAGGTGATTGAAGCTAAAGGTGAATTGAAAATTATTGCTCGACCACGTCCCGAAGGCGAAGATACTTTCCGTAAAAATGAAATCAATGATCGTTTAGTATCGTTTAACTTCTCACAAATCTTCTCTAGATATGCTTCTGTATCTCGTACACAACAACAAGTAAACACTTACGGTGTAGAAGACGAGCTAGATTACCAAGTCAATTTACGATTACAGGAATTAATCCGTGAGGCTAACAACTCACTAATCTACGGCCGTAAATATATTGGGTCAGGACAACAACCACGTTCTACCGGTGGTCTATTTGCATTCGCTAGTGAACAAGGGTCACACGTTCAGGACTTCAAAGGTAAAGAGATTGATGCTAAATCGTTAAATGACGCAGTTGAACAAGTATTTGTTAGGGGTGGTTCAGCGAATACAATCTTATGCGCACCAAACGTAGCTCGTCAAATCACTAAGTTAGGCGGTAGTACTATTCAAACGACTCGTCAGGATACAGCGGCTGGTTACCAAATCTTATCATTCGTGTCTGACTTACCAGGCGGTGCGATTTCTAGCGTAGTTGTTGACCAAAACATGCCGAAAGACCGTGCGTTGTTATTAGATACAAATAACATTAAGGCTCGTTATTTAACTCCGATTTATGACCAAGACGCAACATTACCAGGTGGAGATTACTTCTCTCGCGTAATCCGTGGCGAGTTAGGTTTCGAAATCAAGAATGCTAAAGAATCTATTGCTGTATTAAGTGGAATTTCTAAAACAGTATCTTAATTAGGGGCGGTTTAAATACCGTCTCCTTTTATCAAAAGGAGGATGAAGAATGGCAGAATATAAAACACTACCAAACTATGAAGTAATTCGTCCAACTCTTCATATTCAATTCGATTCACAGGGGAAATATGTGACAGAAGTCGAAAGTGAGATCGAATTTTTGGATGAAAAGGTTCCATTTATTGAACGCTTAGACTCAAAGCCTAAACCACGAGGTAAGTCGACAACTAAAAAGTCAGAATAACGGAGGTGACGCCAAATGACGGTGTCAGAACGATTGCAGTCTCGATTATCAAAGGTTCCAGGCGTTACGTCGACTGACATTGACGCTTGGCTAGCCGAAGTTTTAGTTGAATCAGATTTTACAGAAGAGGATAACGCTAATGCAGTATTTTATCTTGCGCTTACGTTTGCTTATGAAGCTATCGCAGCAGATTCGGCTCGATTTTTTAAATATACAGATGGCGAGGAAGCTGTCGATAAATCTATGATCTTCGCAAATTACCAAAGGCTAGCGGCAGACGCGCGTAAACAATATCGAAAATATAGACGGGGTAAAGGCGCTAGTCAAACATTTGCAAAGAGAGCAGATTGGAGGTAGCTTCATGAGTGATTTACAGCGAGAATTTGACGAAGCGCTTGATGAAATATCGAAACAATACGAAACAGAAAACGAAAAACAAGTAGAAGAGACGGTAGGAGCTATCATGCTAATCCGTCTTTTTTTATTGGACTTTATTAACGACTATCAAAAAGACGGCGTAATTAAACGGGGTAGCTTAAACGCTTTATTACGGGATTTAGACTACTACGAAAAGGAGTTTCGTAAACAAGCGGGAGCGTCATTCGAAAAAATGATAAATGATACGTCGAAATGGACGACTTCTAAGCTTGCAGAGACTAGCCTTGGCATAAAGACTATAGATTCTGTAAATACAAACGTGGTGCAATATATGCTTAAAAGAAAAGGGGCGGACTTTCTAATCCTTTCGGATCGAATATGGAATCTAGCAGGTGATATGCGAGCAGAGTTAGCGAAGGTTATACGACCGGCTGTATTAAAAGGCGAAAGTGTTAGTTCGATCTCTCAGAAAATAAGAGAAGTACACGATAACGAGAAATGGAAAATCGAACGTGTAGCAATTACGGAGAGTAATAACGCACATCGAGCAGCTACGATCTATAACGGTAACGAGAGTGATATTGTCACAGGTTACAAGTTAATAGATAACGGACATCGTCACCGCTATCACTCGAAGCACATGTGTTACAAGTTAGCTAGACGAGACGCTTACGGGTTAGGACCTGGTAGATATCCGAAAAAGATTCCGGAAAGTTTACTAGCTCAACTAATTAATCCACATCCGCAATGTTCCTCTCGTTTAAATTACATTATTGGCGAGGAGGTATAATGAGTGTTAACCGAAAAAGACATTGAACAAATTCGAGCTAATCGTGAGTTAATCGAAGAGAATCGTCGAGAATCTATTATTCTATGGCGAAAAGGAATTTCGGAAGAAGACCCGATAACTGGCGAAGTAATTGGCGGTGAGCCTATGAAAGAAACGATTCAAGTCGTTTGGAAGAAATTCACGCTTGAAGACAATGTGAAATTCGCAGGTACTGACGTAAAAGAAGGGGAAGCACTCGTTACCTTCCGCCTTGATATCGATTTGAATGACGTTGAATATCTCGAAAGAAACGATATCAAATACGTAATCATGCTAATTGATGAACGAGGGCTAGGCGGAGTAAATCGCCGAGAAGTAGTCGTAAAGAGGGTGGTTTGATGAAAGTAAGCGCGAAAATTAAAGGTCTCGAAAATATTTACCGTATGAATAATCCTGATCGTTATAAAACACCTGTTGCAAATACCGTTGAAAAACATGCGAGATTACAAGCGAATACAGCTTCTAACAGAGCACCTGTTGAATTTGGTACCTTATCAGGAAGTATTCCACCAAGTGTAAAACCATTAAACGGAGATAAAACAGGTTGGTTGTACGGTTCGGATGTTGAATATGCAGCTGTACAAGAATACACGCACAAAAAGAAAAAAGGTTTCATGCGTAAGACGATGTTCGAAGGTGAACAACCGTTAGTTTCTGATTTAGAAAAAGCGATACAACGAACAGCGAGAGGTCTATAATATGACCACAGTAAATGATGTGATGTATTCGCTGAAAAAAGCATTAGAAGAATTCGCCGCTACTACCTGGATATACGATGGCGTTTCTTTAACAGGAAAGGCAAAACCGTTTCTTACAGTTGAGTCGTTAACAGGAACTATCGACAGATATTCAAAAGACAACTACACACGAAATCATTTAATACAAATCGGAGTATATTCCGATACAGTATCTAACCGAAATGAATTACAAGATAAGATCATTGACCGACTAGAAAGGCGACCTATTGACTTGTACAACACAAGTTCGAAGGTACCTAAACTAATCGGGTTTTTACATGCAGAAGTTTCGTCATGTGAGCCAATTCCACAAGTGGACGTCACTCAAGTAACGGCGAAACACCTCAGTTTCATCACAATAAGGATTTAAAATAAGGAGGAATATGGATGGCTGAAACACCAGTAACAACGCAAGCGGCATCACCGGAATTTAAAGGGAAAGAAACATTATATTTAATTGATATTCCACAACCAACGGGCGTTTCCAAAACAGTAAGATTATTTAACCAAACGTCAGGCTCACGTTCTATTGAAGCTGGTGAAATTGAATTGAAAACAAAAGACAAATCCGGTAGCGATTACGGAGATGTAAAACAGTCCGTATCTATTGAGGGTGTAAACACGGAAGGTGATGAAGCACTTGATTATATTGAGGAAGCTATCACGAATAAGAAACTGGTTAAAATCCACGAAGTTTCCTTACGTAGTGCAAAAGCCGGTGAATATAAATCGAAAAGCGGAACGTATATGCTGAACAGCGTTGAGCTTTCTCATGAAAATGAGGAGTTCTCTAAGTACTCTATTGAAGCGAAGCTAAATGGTGGACTGTCTGTAGGTAAAATTACGACTCTTCCACCTGGAGCACCGGACGGAGCAGTCGTTCAACCATAAAAGACTGATGAGTAGGCGGAGGAAACTTCGCCTTTTACTTTTGTAAATAAATCTAACTAATTAACGGAGGTTTTTATAAATGACTAAATCATATACACGTTTCGAAGTAAAAGGGAAAGAACACGAGCTTAAATACGGTTTTGAAGCAATCAAATTAATTGATAGCAATGGTGGTCCATTCGAATTTGTACAAAAGGCAATGCAAGGTGGTCTTGAAGATTTCGTTGATGTAACTTATTACGGATTAATCCATACAGGTGAAGGTATTACACGAAAAGATATCGAGGCAGAAATTGAACGCCAATTATTGTCCGAAGAGTTATCTTTCGACGATATCTTAAAATTCAACAAAGCGGTTGTCCTCAATAGTTTTTTCTTCCAGAAGACAGTGAGCAAATTACTAGCGAGCATGGGCGAGGATCAGAAGAAAGCGTTCGAAAGTCTGTACGAATAAACGTTGATGATTTGCAGGCAGATTGTTTTCGGTATTTCGGTATGTCAACGCTTGAATCTAAACGGATAAGTATTAAGGAGTACCACATTATGCTTACTGGCTATCGTGAGCGTCTACTAGATACTTATGAGATTGCTAGTGTTCAGGCACTATTTTATCGAAATGCTCAGAGCGAAAAGGTAAAGAGTCTAGATGACATATACAAGCGTCCTGAAAACGCTCGAATGTTAGAGGCGAAGGAAAAAGAGCGTGAGCAACTTACGAAAAAGATTCACGCCAATGAGTCGTTATTCGATGATATCGAACGAGCGTTACGAAGTCAGAACGGATAATAAGGTGGTGAATACAAATTAGTCAAAATAGAGTAGAAGTACAACTTCTAGCGGATATATCGTCATTACGGAGTAGTTTGACACAAGCGACACAACTTTGGCGCAACTTTCAACAAGCAGTAAGTCAACCGATAAACATACCGGCTCCAACTATGCCAACAATACCGCCAATACCTAGACCAGCACCACCTCCACCACCTGATATGTCTGGTTGGCAACGAACATTTCAAAATGTGGGCAATCAAGCGCAGGAAATGGGACGTAGAATACAATCAGTTGGTCAAAGTATGACGACGGCTTTCGCGCCACTTGCATATGCTTCTGGTAAAGCTTTTGGAAGCATGATTAAGAACTCAATGGAATTTGAACAGCAAACGAGAAAAGCAGCAGTACTTACCGGTGGTTCGTACGGACAAGTTAAGAAAGACATTCTAGAAATGGCGACTAGCTCCGTATATTCAACTGGTCAAGTAGCCGCAGCCTATGCTGAGTTAGGAGCAAAAGGATTTGACGCAGCACAATCAACGGCAGCGTTACCCGGCGTCCTATCAGCGGCGGCAGCTTCGGGAGAAGATCTCGGAATGGTAGCTGATACGATAACTTCCGCATTAAATGCGTTTAGTATGGAAGCGAAAGATAGTGGTCACGTAGCGGATGTGTTAGCCCAAGCGGCCAATGCTACGGCAGCTGGTGTAGGAGATATGCAATATGCATTTAAGTATGCGGCAGGTCCGGCAGCACAATTAGGTATTTCGATGGAAGAACTTGCGGCTTCAGTAGGTATCATGTCTAACGCAGGTATCAAAGGTGAAACGGCTGGTACAGCATTAAGATCAGCTATGTTACGTTTAGTAAAACCACCGAAAGCCGCAGCTAATATGCTAAAGGAACTAGGGGTTACTACGACAGATAGTAGTGGTAATATGAAGTCGCTTTCTCAAATCATCGGTGAATTGCAAAAAGGTATGGACGGAATGACAAGTGCTCAAAAAGGTGCGGCGTTAGCTACAATATTTGGTACAGAAGCTGTTTCCGGTATGATGGCACTTGTCTCAGCAGGCCCGGAGAAAATCGATAAATTAACCCAGTCACTAATTAAATCGGACGGTGCTTCGAAAAAAGCAGCGGATTCGATGCTCGAAGGTTGGGCAGGAGCAATCGTTAAAATGCAATCGTCAGTTGACGTAGCGGCTCGTGCATTTACGGATGCTTTAGCACCAGCTATTTCAGTTGTCGCTGACGTTATTAAAAAATTAGCCGACGGTTTTAATGGACTATCCCCGACTATGAGAACAGTGATTGCTACGGTAGCTTCAGCCGTTGCAGTGTTTACGGTTTTTATGGCGGTATTAGGAGTTTTTATTAGTAGTATAGGGGCTACAATTTCAGCATTTGGTATGCTTATCGGGTGGCTCGGAAAAAGCGCGATGGTTGCTAAACTAGCAAGTGGCGCAATGATCGCTTTACGTGCGGCTTTCACATTGTTAACCGGACCTATCGGCGCAACTATTGCGATATTAACTCTCGTAGGAACTGCGCTAGTTCAGCTATACAAACATAACGAAACATTCCGTAACGCAGTCAATAGTGCGTGGGAATCGATAAAAAATGTAACTGTATCCGCAATAGAATCTATGAAAGCGGCATTTGACTCATTTGGTGCGTATCTTGCAACAATCCCCGCTAAGTTTTCAGCGATGGGTAGTGCGATAGGTGCTTTTTTTGAGTCCATAAAAGCGAAATTTAGTGGGCTTGGACAGATAATCAGTGGCGCTTTCGGTTCAGCCATAGAAGGCATAAGCGCTAAGTTTTCAGGCATAAGTTCCGCAATTTCTCCAGTCGTAGAGTTTATTAAATCATCGTTCTCAACAATCGGTAATACAATTGCTACATTAACACCGTTAATCGTTCGTTTAGGGTTAACGTTTTTAGGTGTGTCTGGACCTGTCGGTTGGGTAATCGCTATTGTCGCTTCATTAGGTGCTACGATATTTAAACTCGTAAACACAAATGAACAAGCGAAAGCGGCGCTAATGTCAGCATGGGAGTCGATAAAAGGCGTCTTTAGTACGGTTGCTTCCGTAATCATGCCGATAATCACTTCGTTAGCACAAGGATTTATAGATGCGTTTGCACCATTAGCACCAGAGTTCCAAAAGACTGGACAAGTTATTGCAGAAAGCTTTGCTACATTAGGGCCAGCTCTCGCTGAGTTAGGTGCGGCGTTCGGTGAACTTGGTTCAACTATCGCTAGTCTATTCGGTGAGGTTGTAAAAGCCGTGGTGCCAATTGCGACTGAAATGTTTACTGGATTTGGTCAAATTATGCAGCAGGTTATGCCGATGGTAACTGATCTTATTCGTATGTTCGCAGATACAACTATCCAAATTATGCCGATGATAAGTGAGGGTATCCAATTTTTATCTCAAATGTTTTCGGAGTTTGCAACTACGGTTTTACCGATATTCATCGAAGCATTTCAAACTGGATTCCCAATTATTCTACAAGTTGTTCAAGCTGCATTTAGTATAGCTGGAATGTTGATACAAGGGTTTGGAGAAATCCTGACAATTATCGCTACTTCAGTTATTCCTATTATCTTACAAGCAGTTCAGGCAGTCTTTCCAGTAATAGCTGCAGTAATATCAGCAGCAATATCGGTCGCGATCCCGATCATTCAATTACTAGGCCAAGTAATCTCTATCATAGCCACAACTGTGATACCTTTGATCTTACAAATTGTTCAAGCGGTCTTTCCAGTAATAGTTTCGATTATTCAAGCGGCAATCCCGGTAGCAGTTGCGATTATTCAAGGTTTAGCAACGATTATAACTGGTGTAGTAATCCCAGCGATTCAGTTTATTTTGTCAGTTGTTCAAGCGGTGTTCCCAGCCGTTATGGGCATCATTACATCCGTGATTGGAATTATAACTAATATCATTAAGTTATTTACTTCAGTTTTAAAAGGAGACTGGAGCGGGGCATGGGATGCGGTGAAAGGGATAACATCGAATGTGATGTCACTAATCGGAAACATAATACAAGGAGCTATAAATTTAATAAAAGCGGTCGTGACTTCAGGACTAAATTTAGTACAATCCGTTTTTTCTAGTGTTCTATCAGCAATCGGTTCACTAGTAAGCTCGATTTTCTCGGGTATAGGTTCGGTCATTTCATCAACAATGTCTGCAGCAGGCAATATTATTTCCGCAATGTGGAACGCAGCAAGTTCCGCTACATCTAGCATCCTGGACGCTATCTATAACACCGTAACTCAAATCTTTAATAATGTGACATCCTTCTTAAGCGGGATCAATTTAGGAGATATTGGTCGTAATATGATGCAAGGACTATTAGATGGTATAAGCGGAATGGCAGGGGCAATTTGGGGCAAAATCACGGAAATCGGAAATGGAATTAAAGATAAAATTTCTGGTCTATTATCAATCCATTCACCTTCTCGTTGGTTCAGAGATTTCATTGGTGTCAATATGATGAAAGGTTGGATCAATGGTATTGATTCGATGAAAAGTGCAGTACAAAGAACAACGGGAGAGATGACTGAGTGGATGAAGCCGGAAATGTTAGCGGTTGATACAGGACCTGTAAGTACAAATCTAGCAAAATCCGTAGCGCCTTCGGTGTATGGGTCGAGTAGTGGACGTAATGGCAACACCGAGAGCACTCAGTCGAATCGTACATTGATTATCGAAAACGTAACGGTTATGGACGGTTACGAAGTTGCAAGAGCATCAGAGGAGTACATTGACGATATGCAAAAAGATAAATTTACTATCAAATCTTATATGAAGGGGTGACCATAATGAATACAATTGTTGAAAGATTAGACGGCACACGTTATGATCTCGAGGAACTTGGTATTACAACAAGAGATTTTTTAGTGTCGGCCCCTTCGTATAAACATGAAACCGATTCTGTAGAAGGAAGACCAGGAGCAGTTAATTTAGGTACGACTGATGACGTACGAAAAATCGACTGCTCTTTTTATTTGAAAGCGCAAAGTATGGAAACATACGCGAGAGAGCGGGATGACATATTTCATATATTCCAAAGTGAAGAAGAGTTTTATATAACTGATACAAGGGTTCCTTACAAACGATGGCTAGTAAAGTGCAATAACTCTTATGGACTGGATCAACAAAGTTTTTACGGTTTTTTTGATGTAGAATTTGTTGCGAATTTTCCATATGCAATTTCAACTTTAAACACAATAATGCCAGACTTCGAAACATACGCGCAGGATGCTGCTTATTACGGGATGGGATTGAACTGGGAGAATGAACTTAAGTATGTACACAACACGTCGTATTTTAAGGTTCTGAATGCTGGGAATGTGCACGTGAACCCAAGGTATATGAACTTCGAAATCAGGTACAAAGGTGCGTCGAATAATTTAGCAATTAAAAACATGACAACTGGTGATATATGGTCATATAACAAAACAACATCCGCAAATGATGTGATTTTACTATCTGGTGTACGAAGTACAAAAAACAGCCTGAGTATTTTCAGAGATACAAATAGAAAACTTATTACGTTAGCTCCAGGTTGGAATGAATTTCAGCTATCAGGCACTACAGTTCCTTTTGAGATACAGTTTGGTTTTGATTTTTATTATAGATAAAGGCGGGTGACAGTTATGTTAATGGTTACTGATCTTACGGGTAATTCTGAGCCATTAGTAGGTTTTAAAGGCTTCACCCGTAAGCGTTTAGTAAATGGAGAGAGGACATTAAGTTTCTCTCTTTTTCCTTATAAAGAAAATCAAGTTGCATTCCCTATAACAAAAGAAGAGAGTGTAATTGAATTTGAAGACGAGGAGTATGTAATAAAGCTCTTAAAAGAAAGGAACATGGGACGTAAGTTTTATAAGCAAGCAGAAGCTATTCATAAATTCTATGTAGATTTAAAAGGAAAACAGAAGTACGAAAAATATTCAGGTAGCATGACTTTTCAGTCAGCTCTAGACTTTGTATTTGAAGGGACAGGTTATAAAACAGCTGTAATTGATGCATTTTACGCAAAAAGCTGGGAAAATTTTGGTGGTGAAAATAGGCTAGCGTTACTACAGAAAGCATTGAAGCGTTATAAAGCGGAGATGACTGTAAAAGGGAACCTGGTTACTTTTCGTACTCAAATTGGGGAAGATACAGACTTTCAATTCAGATATAACTTTAATATAAAGACGTTTGAACGAATTGTCGATACTACGAATCTAGCAACTTATATTCGAGGGTACGGTAAGGACGGCTTAATGCGCGAATACACAAGTCCGAACATAAAAATATTCGGCAAAATAGACGCGCCGTTTGTAGACGATGACCGATTTACAACTGTTTCTGGATTAGATGAGCGACTTCGAAACGATTTACAAGATACGCCACTTATAAGTATCACGATTGATTTCGTAGATTTAAGAAAAGCTGGATATCCGTATATCGTACCAAACGAAGGCGATCGTGTTTTTCTTATCTATGAGCCTATGAATATTGATGTAGAGTCACGTATTGTAGCAATTGAAGAAGAGTATGATGAAAACTTAGAACTGATTAGGACAAAAGTTACCTTATCGAATATAAAACAAGATTTTTCAGATGCCATTACGTCGGCAATTGATAAATCACTTTCTGAAATTATTGATGACAGCGGAAAAGTAAAATATAACGTTTTGGACGATGGTGTGAAACGTGCTTCTGCAGCAATCAAGTCAGCAGAAACAGAGTTAAAGTTCGAAAATGGGATTCTTGCTATAGATCCAAAAAATCCAAACAACCTTGTAGCATTCAATAGTGCGGGGCTTGGTATTAGTCGTGACGGTGGCCAGACATTTAAAGAAGCACTAACGTATGAAGGACTAGTGGCATCAGTAGGTATAGTTGGTTATTTTAGCGCAAATAACATAAAATCTGGAACAATTGACGCGGAGGATGTAAAAGTAATCAATTTAAAAGCTGATGACATTGTTTCTGGTATTCTTCGAAGCCGTAACAATCGATTTCGAATCGATTTAGATCGTTCTGGTATTGATTTTTATTCCGAAACAGGAAAACTAGTGACTCAAATTGCACAGGCGAAAACTAGACAAGCTGATGGGAGTTCAGCTGAAATTACTTATTTTGGTGTATCTGAAGCGGAAGGGGTAGCAACTGGTTTGGCTTTCGGTAAACGTGCGGCAGATGGTTC